TTACCCCGCATTGCTAGCCCTTCCGCTTGCGCGCCTCAGGGATCGCCTGCCACCGAGCCGCGGAATCAACGGCGTCGAAACCGAGGTGAGAGTCGCCGCCCGGAACGGCTCCAGGAGTTTGTTCATGAGAGGGACGGTGGAGCGTCGCGGGATGCCTTCCTCCGCCCAGAGCCGCTCCAATTCTGCTCGTTGCATCAGCGCCGTCTCCAGGCGCTGCTGCAGGGTCTGGACGACATCAGCCCGCATGAGCTCGGTGGCGTGCGTGTAATGATCACGCATCTCTGCCTGGGCCCGGCCCTCGTCGGCGCTCCTGTGCCCCATACGCTCGTCTCGCATGATGTCCGGGATCCTGTCCTCGGCATTCCATGTCGAGGCCGTGTGCCGGAGTAGGTGGGTCGATACCTTGGTGCCTTTGGACTCCTCTTCGATCTTGCGGAAGGGCAGCCAGACGGCGAGCGGCGTGTCAGCCGGCAGAGTCTTACGGCCTCGGCTGCGTTCCGCAAGGCGAGGGGGCACCCATGGCAGCCCATCCTCTACGGCGGGCCAGGGGACAACCGGTACCCCGGGCCACCCTTGGGACAGGTCCACCATCACGGGCATCCTGGGCCGTGGATTCTTGCCGCCCTCCTCCGGGAACCAGCCGTCGGCGGCCGGGCGGATAGCCGCCCGGCCAAAGTTCGAACGTCGAGGGTGCCCGTTGTAGGGCCCAAGAAAGAGGTACTCGCCGCCCTGACACCAGGCGGGGTCGCCTGGCCTTGGTAGCCGCTTCTTGCATGTACATCGGCGAGGCTTAAGCTCAGCGAGAAGGCCGAGGAGCAGCGGCGGTAGGTCGATTTTCCGTATCGAGCCGTCCTTGGGGATGCCCCGGTAGAAGTGGCCGCTCAGCTCGTACAGCTTCTCCTCGATGTTCAAGCGGCCGTCCTCGGTAAGATATCTGGGTCCGAGGGCAAGCGCCTCTCCCCAACGCACCGCGCTAAAGGCGTACAGCAACTCCCGGACTAGGTCGTCATCCTGGCCGGTGAGCGCCGCCACGCGCTCACCGAAGAGGACGACCTCAAGCGGTGTAAGAACATCCTTAGTCTTCTGCTGTGCCCGGATCTGCTCCACGCGTCGAAGCCCGCGCCTGCCCCGCGCCTTCTCCTTGACAGCTGGGTTGAACTGGATCCGGTGCGGGATCGCCGCACCGAGGCACGTGGCCAGCGTCACCCGGGCGTCTCTGGCGGTGCGGGCGGCGTAACCGTCCACCCGCATCAGGTCCCGCTCCCACCCGTCGATCTCCTCGCGGGATTGGGCTATTGCCGCAAGGCTTCGCCCCGAGAAGAACGGCAGGATGTGGTGCTCCAGGTAGTAGCGGTAGTTCGTCATGGTGGTTGGTTCAAGGTCGAGGGATGCGTACCAGAGGTTCGCGTACTCCTCGAAGAGGATCATTCCGGCCTTGGGGTCCACGTATCGGTTGTTCCGGACGTCGGACTCCATGTCCTGCCAGTACTTGTCAGCAGCTTTCTCGGTCAGAAAGCCGGACATGCCTTGCGTCTTCCCGCTGGGATCGCGCCAGCGGGCACGCCAGAAATTGCCTCGTTTCTCGGACCAGCCCATGGGACGTCCTCGGTGTCGGGGGGATCAGGAGAGCAGGCAGACCTCCAGCAGAGGGTTGAGGTCTACCTGGATTGCGCAGTCTGGCGCATCCACCGCCGCCGCGGGGCTCGATGCCGACGGACGGGTTGGGTCCGGCGCTGGACTCAGTGCTGAGGCGCTGGGTGGAGGAGACGGCGGCGGATTGGGTCTGCCGTCGCTCTCGACGCGCGGCTCGGTGGGGGACGAGTCGCGAGTCGGAGGCAGGTTCGAGCGAGTCGGGGCTAACGTCCTGCTCGTCGCCGGCGCCGAAGATTCCTGCGCTGGCGGCTGTGAAGACTGCACGGGCACGAGCGCAAGGGGCCGCGTGCGGGCTGGCCTAGTCGTGATCCGTGTCCTGGTCGGTGTGGAGATGGTGGCAGTGACGGTCTGGGGTGGCATCGTGATGGCGAGGGCGGGCGGGGTCGGCAGGGCCAGAGGCTCGCCGTGGCGTTCGAGCACGGCGCCGATACCGATTACCGCGGCCGTGGACGCGACGGCGGTCCCGGCAACGGCGGCGGCCATCTGATGCTCTCGGATGCGACGAACGATCGGCTCAACTGCGGCGCTGAGGATTGCGGGGATGAGGACGCCCGGCCGCAGGAAACGGTAGGCGCTTCGCCGGTGTCCTTCCTTCTTGTTGATGATGATGTGGAGCTCGCCTTTGTCGCCTTCGGGGATGCCGATGGCTGCGATCTCTTCGGGCATGTCTTCGTGGTCGGGGAATCGGTCGATGTTGTCGCTGTCTTTGTTTTCGTCATCGCTCATGCTGCTTCCCCCGGCTTGATGCTCTGCCTGACGCGCCTGACCACCCATCGCCACAGATCGTCCTCATTGGCAGGGTCATCCGTGCCGCGTGAGTTGAGGACAAGCTGGATGACGTTGCCGTCCACGTGGACGGGCAGGTGGTGCTGTTCCCCCTTGGTGCGCCGGAGCACCTCGCGGAACTCATCGGGTGCGCTCTCCCTGTACCCGGTTGGATCAGGGCCGGGCGACGCAGCCCCCACGATTCTTGCTGCGTCGTCCTTGTTGCGCTGTTCGTAGTGCTCGTGGATCTCGGCCACGAGTTCTTCGTCGCGCTTGACTCGGTGTACGAGACTGAGCGCTGTCCGTCGTACACGGTTGATGAGGGTGGTTTCGGTTGTGCCATTAGTGGGGGATGCCACCACGGCCACCTCCTAGTGGTACGGAGCTGGACCTTGCTGGGTCTCCCTCGCCTGGGGTGTCGGGGTTACATAGGACGTCTGTCAACGCTGGTCAGTCCAGAGCTTTATGACGTCTGTGATCCATTCGTGACTCTTTGCATTTGGTTAAAACTGTTATGCCGCAATGGCGCCATTAGCCCGTTTTGAGGTCGTTGTGCCCGTTGTCGGGCTCCGCGTCCTTATCGGCTGCAACCTCCTCCCTAAGCTGGCGCACTTCGCCTCGAAGGTTGGCAAGGTCCTGCTGGATGGCAGCAAGGATCGCCTCTAGTGCCGGCGTGGCAGCCGAACGCTCCTCGGTGTCCGGCTCTGTCGCCGGTGGATCCTCTGCGGCTTGCGGGCTTTCGCCAAGGATCTCGTAGACCTTTCCCCACTCCCATTGAAGGGCATCTTCGATCCCTCGTGCTGTGAGCTCCGCAGGCCGGTATCGGCCGCGCCTGATCGCAGAGAGGGACTCGGTGGAGACTCTTGCGCGTTCGGCCACCTGCTTCCAGGTGAGGCGTAGTTCGAGGCGTCGCTGATTCATGGCCTCGTCGAGCTGCGCGTGCGGCTGCATCTCGGCTCTCTCCCTTTGGTGTATCCAGCGCAGCATAACTGAGGATGCAAGAAACCTGTATGTGGAGTCTGTAGTCAAGTTGCCATGTCAGCCTTACCTAGCTTGTCGTAACCTCTTGCAACCTTAGGTATGTACGGTTATCTTCAAGTCATGCCCAAGCGCGCAACACCTATCCGAGAACAACGGCTGAAGCGCGGATGGACCCAGGCTGACCTGGCCGAAGCCATCGCCGCCGAAGGCGTGCAGGTCTCGCAGAGCCACATCTCCAAGATCGAAAGCGGCAAGTGCATGCCCTACCCGCCGCTACGGCTGGCCTTGTCGCGAATCCTCGGGCTGGACATCGACCTCCAGAAGGTCGAGGTGGACGCATGACGCCGGCGGAGCGGCTCCCGAATCCGCCGAGGCCGGACATGGTTACTTGCCCGAACTGCGGCACCAAGAACGAGCCAGACCGGACAGCCTGCCGGAACTGCCAGAACCCAATGACCAGTCAGGTCCGCATCTACTGCCCCTGTCAGAAGCGGCTCCACACCAAGCATTGCCTCTCCGCCCTTTTTGGCTGCGACCCGCGCGCTGTTGTCCGCATGGCTTGGCTCGGACGATGGCCGTCGATCAAGTCACCCGTCGGTGACAAGGGCTATCGATTCACCGATGCGATGGTCGCCGAGATCGTCGAGATGGGGGAGAAGCGTCCCGAAGCTTCCGCCAAGCCCGAAGTTCGTCAACGGCGCCCGGAGGTGGTGCCGACGCCGAAGCCTCGGGTCGGACGCGATCGCCTGCGACCAGTGGGTGCCGCCAGCCTGGTGGCCCCGTTGGTGGCCAAGCCAGGGCGGAGGCGGCGATGACCGAGATCCAACTCTTTAGCAACGGCGAGTTCGAGCTCCGCGTCCGAGAAGAGGGCGACTCCTTCATCGTCGAGGCACCGGGACTTGCGCGAGCGCTCGGCATGCGGGACGCCTTCCGTTTGGTCGAGTCTCTGCCCGACGACGAGAAGGGGTACACGACAGCGTGTACCCCTGGTGGAGATCAGGAGATCTGGCACGTCACCGAATCGGGGTTCTACCGGGCTATCGGGCAGCGACAGCCGAAGCGGATCAAATCCGCAGAGGTTCGCGATCAGGTGATCCGCTTTCAGAACTGGGTGTACCGGGATGTGTTGCCGGCGATCCGCCGGACTGGCAGGTACGAACTCCCTGATTCGCGCCCGGAACTCGGCGAGGACCCATTCAAGCCGGACGCGTTCACCTGGAAGGAGACCTGCACGGTCATCCGCCAGGAGTATCGGGTCCGAGTTGGGGTCGTGGATCTTCGCCGCACGCTGATGGCCGCCGGAGTACTGAACCAGCAGTTCGAGCCAAAGGCCGCGTTCTCCGACTGCTTCTGGTGGACCGGCAGCGCCTACCTGGTCTTTCGCCACTGCGTCCCCGCTCTTTGGTTCCACTACCGGGAGACCAAGCGCAAGCTGCGCGCTGTCCTCGGCCCGGAGAACCGCGAGATAGCGGCCGGACATCGGCAAGGCGACCTCTTCGCGATCGAGGGCGGTGCCTCGTGATGGCGAAGAAGTCGAACGTTCTCCCGTTCAAGCCGCGCCCGCTGAGCCCGAAGAAGGTCTTCAAGGACAAGGTCGCGGCCCGTACGGACAACACGTCGGTCTGCGGCAAAGGACATGTCCTGCCCGCTGGCGCTCCGTGCACTCAGTGTCGCTGACCAGCTAAGTGGCCGCTCGCCCGGTGGCGTCCGGACGAGGGCCTGTGACCCACCCGCTCACGAGCATCGAAGAGAGAGCAGGCGCATCAACTATGAGATTAACCCCAGAACGGGCCGCCTACATCAGGGGTCTTCGGCGCCTCGCGGACCTGCTGGAGGCCAACCCCGAACTGGAGCGGCCGGAGACCGGCCGCTGCGAAAACACCCCGGTCAGCGTGGAACTGGCAGGTCTGAGCGCGTGCGAGAACGCGGTCAAGTGGGTCCGCATCATGACCGGGCCGCGGATCACTCACGTCAGCCAGTACCGGCTCGAGCTGGCGGGCCGGGTCGAAGGACTCCTGGCCAGGCTCGTGCTGTGGGGAGTCCCGGTGGTGGACGTGCCCGCCACCACCAAGTACGGCACGGCTTTCGAAGTCGTGCAGATACGCCTCCCGGACGAGCTGCTGCAGGTGATTGACCTGGGCGAGTGGGCCCACCACATCTACCCGGCCGACGCGCCAGCCCCGGAGGACGAGTCATGACCGTCGAGGAGTACCTGGCCGGCGAGGAGCTGGCACTGGCCCTGCTGCGGCGCCACCCGGAGCTGACGCCGCCCACGTCAGGCACTCAGCTTCGCCGCGTGTACCCGGTGGTGTCGGTCGAGGCCGCACTCCTCTGGGCGAACGCCATGAACACGCTGCCGCGACTCGAGCACGTCGACGCGCACACGATCGAACTGGCCGGCTGGCTGCGCGGGCTGAAGGTCCTGGTCGCGCTGCGGCGGACCAACGTCGCGGTCCGCATCGAAGTGGCGGGCAGGGAGCAGTGGCTGTTGCCGAAGCAGATCCACGACGTGATCGCAGACCCGCCGGAGCACGTTATGGCCGCCGCGCCGTGGATGGAGGAGCAGGCATGAACACGCCGATCCCCGAGCTGCACGACGTGGCCGCGCAGACCGCGCTGTGGGAGCGGCCCAAGCGCCGTTCGCCTCGTGCCTACCAGCAGATTGTCCTCAACGTCGAGACCCGTCTGGCCGAGCGTGCAGGAGGTACGCGATGAGCACCACCACGGGCTCCGAGTCGCTCAAGTCCGTCACCACGGCGCTGGAGTACGCCCGCGCCTACGAGCAGGTTGCCGCGTTTCTGGCCGCGAACCCGGACTTGGCCAAGCGGGCCAGCGTCTATCTGGGGCGGTACACGAACATCGTCCCGCCTACCGCCGCAGACCCGGTCGAGTTCATCTTGGACGCCGCGCGACGGGGGCGCGCCTTCGGCGCCCAAGTCAAGGAATGGGTGGACGGCAATCACGGCGGCGTGAAGATCGGATTTGGGCCGCTGCACGTGAAGGTGTACACCACCGTTGACAAGGTGTGCAGGAAGGTCGTCGTCGGCATGGTCGAGGACGTCCAGTACGCGCTGGCGTTCGACCTGGACGGCACCCCGCGCACACCTGCCGAGGCGGCGTCATGAGCGCGCTCGCGGCGACGGGCCGTCTGTGTGAGGTGGCGGGCTGCGACAGCCACGACGCCAGGCAGAGAAGCGCCTGCGGCATCGTCTACGTGTGTCCTTCGTGCTGGGAGAGCGTCGAGGCGCTCACCGCGATCCTCTACCCCGTTCCGCAGGAGGCTGAGGCTGCCCGTCTCGCCGAGCAGGCGGGAGAGGTGGCGTAGTGGACGTCGATGTCAGCGGGACATCCCGCTACTACCTGGAGGCGCTGCGGTATTTCGGCTTCGCGCTGGAGATCCACTCGCCGCTCACCTCCCGTACCGGCCTGTACGTCGTGCATGGCTCGCGAGGAATCGGGCCGGACCTGGAGATCGTGCATGGGCAGGGCGAGCGCCTCTTGAAGGCGATCCTGTCGGCGGCCGTGCAGATGGGCGGCATGCGGCTGGAGACCTTCCGCAAGCTCGCCGAGCAGGCGGGAGCCGACCATGCCTAAGCCCAAGCACCCCTGCGTCCAGTCCGCCCTGTGGGACGGCGTGCTCGCCATCGTGGCCGGACTCCCCAAGGAGACGCCCGGCACCAGCCGGAGCATCGGCGAGTTCACCGTGGACGGCGCGACGAGCACCATGTTGGCCACCTACTCCGTAAAGCAGCCGGACGGCTCCAACACGGTGTACACGCTCACCTTGTCGGCGGTGGAGTCCCAGGACGACCACGACTGGTTCTGGGGTCCCGGCGGAGAGCGCGACCGCGACGACCCGTCCAGGCGTGTGGTTGTCGACGGCACCCACTACGTGATCGGCAAAGGCGGGAAGCCGGCCGAGCATTCAGGTTTCGCTGGCCGCACCTTCAACATCGCCTTCTTCGACGGCCGGGCCGTGTCCACCAAAGACCTGTGGTACCAGGGCCCGATCCCGCCCAAGTGGCGTCACCGGTTCCCCGACAACGCGCGGTTCGTGCAGGCGGGAGGCGCGTCATGACCCTCGACACCCGCGTCTACGTCCTCGATGAGATCAGCTACAAGGACGTCTGGTTGAAGTGCAACCAGCTCATCGGCGCCACCGAGAACACCCGGTTTACCGACGAGCAGCAGAAGACTTGGCGCAGCGGCGAGAGTTTCGTCGAACCCGGCAACTCATGGTGGATCTGGAACAAGCCCGGTCAGGGATTGTGCGCGCTGCTCGACGTGAGCTATCGACCTGGCGTACCGCTCCGTTCGGCGGAGCAGGCGGCGGCCCACGATGAGGACATCTGTAACCTGCCTGGCGGGTCCTGGTACGACGAGGAGTCCGGACCTTGCGACGGCTCCGACCATAGGCCCGCCTGCTGGCTGGAGATCTCGTTCGACACCGGGTACGGCTATCGCGGCGACAACGGCGAAGGCTGCGGCGACCTGCACGCCCGTTTGGTGGCTGAGCTCGGGCAGTGGCTGGATGAGCGCACTGTCCGCTGGCTGTGGAAGAACGAATTCACCGGCGACGTCCACTCCGGCTACGAGCGACTGATCGATCTGTGCTCCGGCGGCTTCGAGGCCACCGCTTGGTACCAGACCGCCGTGCTGCCGGCCATCTCCGCTCGCATCGGTGAGGGCGGGGCGTCATGAGAGACGTCTGGATGCCCCTCGCTGACGCCGCGGTCCGGATGCGGCTGACCTGGCACGAGGTGCTGGCCATGGCCGTCTCCGGCGAACTCAAGTCCCGCATCAACGGCAACCAGCGCGAGGTGCACGCCGGCGCCGTGGCCGCGCATGTGGAGCACTCCCGGCCCAAGCAGCCGCGCCTGATCCCGCGTGACCCGGCGAACCCGGCTGAGGACGAGATGACCTTCGCCGACAACCTCGGCTACTTCAAGGAGCAGGACACGTGAGCGCGCCGATGGAGCCGGTGTTCGGCGACCCGCCGCCGCCCGGCGCCCAAGCAGCCCAGGACAAATGGATGCCCACGCGGGACGGGCTGATCAAGCGGTCCAGTGAGTGGGCGCTCATCCTGGTCGGCCACTACGTCGAGGTTCAGAACCTGGCCACCAGCATCCGAAAGAGCCGCGGCGCCTGGACCGGCCATGCGTGGGAGGCCACCGCGCGGAACACCCTGTCGCGCACCGACGCCAAGGTGTGGGCCCGCCACATCAAGCCCCTGGACACCCCCAACGACGAGGGAGACGAGCACAAGTGAGTGAGTCCACGGAAGTCGAGCGGCTGCCGGTCAATCTGGGCGCGCCGATGGAAGACCTGGACCAGGCGTGGCGGCTGTCACAGGCCCTCGCGACCGCGGTCCTCATGCCGGACGCGATCCGCGGCAAGCCCTCCGATGTCCTCGCACTCTTGTTGTATGGCCAGGACCTGGGGCTGTCGCCCATGCAGGCCATCCAAGGCATCTACGTGGTCAAGGGCAAGCCGCAGCTTTCTGGAACGACGTGGATCGCGCTGGCCCGTAAAGCTGGCCACAAGGTCCGGATCCTGGAGTCCACGGACGAACGGTGCACGGTCGAGATCACCCGGGCCGACGACCCGGGGCATCCGCACCGGGAGACGTTCACGTTGCAGGACGCCGCGCGGGCCGGTCTGTGCCACATCAAGGACGGCAAGGCGTTTCTGCGGGACAAGAACGGCAATCCGCTGCCGTGGGAGGCGTACACGCGCACCATGCTGCGCAACCGGGCCATCTCCAGTGGCGCGAAGATCGCCTGCCCTGAGGTGGCGCTCGGGTTCGGGGTGGAGGGCGACTACGACTTCATCGCCGACGCCGCCGCGGTGATCACCGATCCGGAGGTGGTCGAGGCCGAGCCGGTTGACCCGGAGAAGGTCGCCGAGGAGATCGGCAACATCGCCGCCCAATTTACCGTAGACGAGCCGGTTGACGCCGAGATCGTCGAGGCGGCACCGTCCGCCGACTACGTGTGCGAGACGTGCGGCGCGGTGAGTGACCACTTCGAGGACGAATGCCCGGACGGTTCCCGTGGCTGACGTCCGGACGAAGGCCCTCAGCTACCTGAGGGATGAGAAGGTCCGCATCCTCGGCGCCAACTGGTCCAAGCCGGACTTGCGCCCCTACCGGGTGTCTGCGCTGGTGAAGGGGTTCCACGGCCTGTACTGGGTGCGGCTCAACGCCGACGGCTGGTTGTGCTCGTGCGGCACTCGCGACTGCGCCCACCTGGCTGCGGTGCAGATGGTGACGGGCTACCCGTCGCAGGCCAGCAAGCCGACCCCCGAGATGGCGGTGTCGGCGTGAGGACCACCTCCGAGCTGCTGCTCATCGCCGACCAGAAACGGCCCCGCACCCTGCAGAAGGAGATCGGAGTCTCCGACCTCGGCTCCTGCCGCCGCCGGGTGGGCTACAAGCTGGCCGGTGCCGAGTCGGTCAACCCGTACGGCAACATTCAGGCGGTCATCGGCTCAGCGGTGCACGACATGGTCGCCAAGATCATGGAGAAGGTTGCCGAACCCGGCGACCTGGTCGAGCACGAGGTCCGCTTCGCTGGCATTCTCGGCCACCTCGACCGGTTCGAAGCCGCCACCGGCACCGTCGTGGACACCAAGACCACCGGGTCACGCTGGCTGGAACACATCAAGTTGCATGGGCCGGAGCACACCCACCTGTGGCAAGTGTCCGTGTACGCCGCCGCACTGGTGACGATGGGCTACGACGCCAAACGCATCAGGATCGAGTACCTGGCCCGCGACACCGGCGAAGAGTACCTGTGGCCCGGCCCCGACGGCGCCCCGCTGAACCCGCGCAACGTGCGCGACGCGATGGAGTGGCTGCAGCAGGTCCGCGACACGCCACTGGAGATGCTGCCCCGCGACTACGACCCCGACTCGGTGTTCTGCCTGGGCTGCCCGTTCGGCGGACCGGACGGCGGCATCTGCTGGGAAGGCCACGTCCCGGAGCGCGACCGCCGCTCGGTGCTGTACCTGGATGACCCGGACGCCGAGAAGTGGGCCGACGAGCTGTTCGAACTGCGCCAGCAGATCAAGACGCTGGAGACCCGCGCTGACCGGGTGAAGGGCGCTCTGGACGCTGTAAGGCCCGAGATGGGCGGTCACGTTCGGTGCGGCTCGCGCACGATTGACTTCCGGCGCAACCCGAAGGATCCGACCCGCTTCAGCATCTATTTCGTTGCTGGGGGCCAGCCATGACGAGACGGCTTCCCTCATCGGCCACGTTCGCTGAACGGTTTTGGCACCGCGTTGACATCGGCGGCGAGTGCTGGCTATGGACCGGCCATCGCACCCCCGATGGCTATGGCCGTGTGAAACAGCCGGGGGTCCGCAGCCCGATCCCTGCACACCGCGCTGCTTGGGAGCTCACCCAAGGCCCAATACCACTCGGACATTTCGTGTGCCACAAGTGCGACAACCCGCCATGCGTTCGGCCTGACCATCTTTTCCTTGGCACGGCTGCGGACAATGCGGCGGACATGATCAACAAGGGCCGCCATCGTACGCATGGTCCTCTCAAACTGACATCAGACCAGGTACGAGAGATCGTCGCGCGATATCAGCCCGGCTCCGGTCCGTCTGGTCGAGGAGCGAACACAGAAGCCCTGGCTCAAGAGTTCGGCATCTCAAGCAACCACGTGCGCTACCTCGTTCGTCAGGCGCGTGACGCCGTCGCCGGCGGTGACGTATGAAGCGCACTCCGATCAGACGGCACACGCCCATGCCGCGCGGCACGAGCCGCCTAAAGCGCACCCCTCTGCCTCAGGTCAGCAAGAAGCGGCAGCGGGAGAACCGCGAACGGACCGAGATGAAAAAGACTCTCTTCCCGCCCTGGACCCGCTGCGCGGTGCCGAAGTGCAAGCGTCTCTACCAGGACGTCCACGAGCCGCTGACCCGCGCCCGCGGTGGATCCATCACGGACCCGGACAACTCCGTCCCAGTCTGTCGCCGCCATAACAGCGAGCTGACGCTGGAACCCGACTGGGGCTACAGGCTGGCTCTGCTGATCCACGAGTGGGAGAGGACCCCACTCGCCGTGCTCGCCTCAGTCCGCCGCCAACTGCTGGCCGACGAGACACCGGTCGAGGACATCGCCTACTGCCATCACTGCCGGATCTGGCGGGTTGTGGGCCACGACTGCGACACCCAGCCGGACGAGGAGACAGTCCGCTCCGGCCCACCATCCGACCTCGACATCCATGAGGAGCAGTCGTGATCGACATCGACGACCTGTACGGGCCGGGAGACGACCGCGAGCCCGAGCCGGACGACCAGGGTGACCCGCCGCTCGACCTTGAAGAGGTCCGGGGCCTCATCGTCCGTCTAGCCGTCATTTCCGGCACTGACGACGACCTCGCAGAAAAGCAGGCGGAAAGCCGCCTGCTGGACGAGGTGCTCCCGCAGGCGCTCGCCGAGATCGAGGAGCTCCGAAAGCAGCTCGCCGAGTGGGAGGCGCTGGAGAAGCGCATCGAGATCGTTGCCGCTCCCGGCGAGGACCCGGACAAGACAGCCGAGGTCGTCTCCTTCCAGTCGGTCGTGAAGGCGAGCGAGCACGCCGACGAGAGACCCGGATGGAACGTCTTCACCCGCATCCACACGCTTCAGCCCTGGCAGCAGCTCGACGAAGAGAAGCCCTTCTAGCCCCCGCTCCAGTGCCGGAGGGGGAGCGCTGGAGCGGGGGCACCTGCACAACTCGATCTTCCGGTGGCGACCTCGACCAGATCGGGGGCGTGGTCGCCGCCGGCGAAAACGAACCACACCAGCACCAGGAGACACTGATGTCCCGCAGAAACGACCAGCTCGTGGTACCCGCTCCCGCCGTGCGTTTCGCCACGGAAGAGGCGCAGAACACCGTGCTCGGCGCCGTCTACCAGCAGTTCACCCAGGCGAAGAACACCGCTGAAGGCAAGGTGGAGCAGGCCCGGCAGAAGGCCGAGGAGATCGCCAAACGGCAGGAGGAGATCAACCACCTGCACGGCGAGATCGAACGGATCAATCTTCACATCAACGCCCTGGAGCGGGAGAACACCGAGGCTCACCGTGAGCGGGTCGCCGCGCTCTCTTTCGCCGACGGGCAGCGCGCCATCGCCAAGGGCGCCGGGGACACCCTCGCCCTGCTAGGCCATGCGGTCCACGAAGACCAGCTTGACTTCCTGCGCGCGGCGAACTGGGAGCGCGTGGAACAGCTCCACGACGCCCTTCCAGCAGAGAACCGGGACCCGGAGCTGTGAGCCGGTTACTGGCCCGCCACACGGGCCGCCACGTCCGCCGTCTCGACCTGCTCGGCCGTGGTTCCGCGTTCGGCTGGTCCGGCCTGGCAGGGGTCCTGCCTGCGGTCGAGCGGCTCACCCGCCGCCGTACCAAGCCTCTCGCACTGCTGCCTGTGAGCAGCGACCTGATCCCTTACCGACACCCCTACGAGGAGAGCCGATGAACGACCTCACTCCCGACGAGGTGGGCGAGCGCGCGACGATCGCCGCCTTCACGGCGGTCGTGCTCGCTGCTGTCACGCTCGCCACGCTGATCGTCTGGCTGATGAATCCCTCCTGGACCACCGTCTGGGTCCCCGTTCTCGCAGCGTCGGGGACCGCGGCTGCCTTCCTGGTTGCCGCTCGCCTTCGCCGTCACGCCAACATGGGAGGCACCGAATGAAGGCGTCCACCGTCGCTCACGTCATGACCGTTCTCGCGCTCGCCATTCTTGGCGTGACGTTCTGGCTGCTGCTCAACCTGGTGGTGGAGCCGTCCTGGCCCAACGCCGCCTTCCTCGTCGTAGGCGGGGCCGCGACTGGGTTCTTCGTCCGCTCCGCGCTGGCCTGGCGCCGTGCTGCTGCGAGAGGTGCCAAGTGAGCGCCCCGGCCGAGGTCACCGCTGAGGACGTGGCCGGCTGGGTCACCGAGTTCACCGGCGACATGGATGAGCACCTGGGCGGGGTCGTCACCGTCCGGCGACGCGGCAACACGCTGGCGATCGACGTCACGCCTGTCGATGACTCCCTCGGCTACGACAAGGCGAACGCCAAGCACTTCCGGGCGGTCGTCGTCGAGGGCGAGCAGGCACCGATCGTGCTGGAGTCGCCTGCCGAGCTGGGCATGGAGTGGCACGACGGCGGCGACATGCTGGCCCTCACCCGCGAAGGCATCACGATCTTCCCCGGCGGTGCCGACGAATGGGTGATCCCTTCGAAGCAGGCGCGGGAGATGGCTGCTCAGCTTGCCGCCATGGCCGACGCTCGCGAGGCCGCTCAGGCAGAGACGGACGACGACGGGACCTGCGGCGACTGCATGTCCGGCAAGTGCCACGGCACTGAGCCGGAGGAGTGCGGGTGCGCCCGCCACGACGTGAGCGTCGAGGCCGCTCAGGCAGAGAACGGCGGTGGAGCGTGAATCCGTCCGAGAACCTGCTGGGCACCGTCCGCCGCAAGCCCAACGGCCGCGTCCTCGCAGTCCTGTGGCCGTCCCCGCCACACCCTGCCCGGTGGATGACCACCGACACGTGGGGCTCGTGCGGCTACGAGAAGGACGAGGTCGTCGCCGACTGGCCTGTGGTTGGGGCGGTCCCTTTCAGCCCGGCTGCCGGGTTTCCCATGCCCGAACCCAAGCAGGGCGGTGAGGTTCAGTGAGCGAGCCACTGTCCGCCGCTCAACTCGCCGACATCAAGGCGAGGGTGGAGCGAGCCCACGTCGAGCTCGGGGCGGTGTGCGAACTGGGGCCCAGCAACCGCTTCAAGATGAGCATCCCCGCCGACTCGAAGCGGGACACCGACCTCATCATCTCCGCCGCGCTGTCGGGTGCTGAGGAGCTTCTCGCAGAGGTGGAGCGCCTCAACACGCTCGCCCGCGCTCAGGCGTTGATGATCTCCGAGGTCACTGCAGCCTGCATGTCAGCCGAAGCCAAACTCACAGGGCTCGCGGAGGTCCCCGCACACCTGGGTGAGGACGGCCGCCGGTTCGTGTACGTGGCGGACCTGTGGACCGTCCTCGGCGCCCCTGAGGCGGTGACCTCGTGAACGCCGTCGCTCCATACATCGCCGTCGGCCTGATCGTGCTGATGTCTGTCGGCTGGGTCCTGGTGGTGCACCGGCTGGAGTCCGCATCCATCGATCGCCTGCGCAGCGCGGAGCACCAGCACGGCATCGACAACGAGAACCGGCTGCGGGCCCACCTCGCCGAGGAAGCCGGCCGTTACGACCTGGACGAGATGGCCGCCCGCTGGCGCGCAGAGGACGAGCGGAGGGACGGCCATGGTTGAGCGCATCCTCGCTGTCATCGGCGTCCTGACGCTCTTCGCTGCAGCCGTCGCCGCCGCAACGGCCCTGCTCATGGCGATCAACGCACGCCTCGACCGCAGGCAGGAGACCCGCGCCGCAGTGGACGAGCGTCGCGCCTCCTTGGCTGCCTGGGATGCGGGGGAGCGGCCATGATCCTCAACCTCTTCGCCGGCCCAGGTGGCGTCGACCACGGCGCCCGGATCCTCGGCATGACCACGCCGATCCGCGGCTACGACATCGACGCCGACGCGTGCGCGACCGCCACGGCCGCAGGCTTCCAGCGGACGTTGGCCAGCGTCACCGATCTGGATCCCGAAGCGTTCCGCGGCGTCACTGTCGCAGTGCCTACGCCGCCGTGCCCTCCGTTCAGCCGGTCCGGCCTCGGCAAGGGCCTGGAGGACTTCCACGCCGTTCGCGCAGCGCTGACCCTGCTGGGCGACTTCTTCGCCGGCATGGTCTCCGCGGACGCCTACAAGCAAGCCCTCGACAACCTTCAGGACGAGCGTTCGGCGCTGGTCGTGGAGACGCTGCGGTTCGCCTTCCTCCTCCCGGACGTCCGCGTCGTGGTCGCCGAACAGGTGCCCGGGGCGGCGCCGCTGTGGATGGAGGTCGGCGCCGAGCTGGCCGCGGCCGCGGACTGGACGCACCTGGCCGTGGTCGACGTCGCCTCCGAAGACCTGGGTGTGGCGAGCCGTCGCACCCGCAGTTTCCTGATCGCCACCCGCGACTATGTGCCCGACCTGGTGGGTCTGCCGGTGCGGTCGTTGTGGAGCACCGGCCGGTTCGCTCCGCCCATGGCCGAGCTGCCTCCCACCGGCCACTACTTCCCGGCCACCACCATGGCGTTCGCCCTGCTCTGGCCGAAGGGAGAGATGGTCAACACCCGCGGGGCGCGCAAGACCAGCGGCGGCAATCTCTTCTCCGCCGACCAGCCCGCCTGGTGCCTCACGGAGAAGGCCCGCACCTGGTACCGAGTGAGTGATGGCCTCCGCCTGACCGGCGCCGAGGCGGGACTGCTGATGGGCTTCCCTAGGGACTATCCGTGGCAGGGCTCCCGCTCTAAGCGGTTCCTTCAAGCGGCCGACGCGGTCTCCCCGATCGTGGCCGCCGCGGTCCTGGGCGCGACGCTCGGCATCGACTGGGAGCCCGCGGTCCGCGAGCACCTGGCCGGCCTCTACCCGGCGGCCGAGCAGCCTCTGGCCGATGTCCAGCTTGATCTGTTCGCGGGGGTGGCGTGATGGCCTCCTGCTGTTGCCCAGCTCCCACCTTGGAGGCGGGTGAGAAGTCGTGAGCGGCCAGCGCATCATCACCTGTATCTGCTGCGGCACCTCTGGCCGGCACCGTGCCCGGAACCTGGTCGTCGCCTGCTACAAGCGGTACGAGCGCGCCCGGACTCTCGACCGGTTCTCTCGCATCCGCCAGCCCGCCGCAGCCTGGAAACCGACCGGCAAGCACGGCTCCACCATGCTGGAGCGCTACCAGCGCCTGGCCGCTGTCCGGCCGCCTCTCAAGGTCGCCACGATGGCGTTCGAGATGGGTGTGAGCGAGCGGCAGGTGTGGCGGTACGCGGCGGCTGCCCGTGCCGCTGCTGGCCTCGTACAGGACACCGCGGCTCCCGCCGCTCCCGCCTCGGATGTGGGTGAGTGCCATGACTAGCCGCCGACGCGCCGAATGCCGCTCCTGCGGCCGCGACTCTGCCCTTAACTCCGACGGCCTGGTCCAGCCTCACAAGGCCGACGGCGTCCGCTGCGACGGCTCCCACCGTCCGCCTGCGGGTGAGCCTCCGTGCGGGTTCTGGTGCGGCCGTACCGCAGGCCGTGTGTCCTGGCCTGAGCCCTACCAGCCCGGCCAGGCGCACGCCTCCACCTACGTCTGCTACGACCCGCAGCATCAGCGCGAGGCCGCCCAGTGGGTGAAGTCCATCACTGGCCACGAGGGCGTGTTCGTCAGCCGGGAGGCGGTGGCTCATGGTTGAGACGTGGGAACCGCATCTGACGATCGTCGCTGACGGACTAACAGTCGCCGACCTTGACCGGTTGGCCAGCGTGGCAGCGAGGAACGCCCGTGGATGGGGAGACGACCTGGACGAAGCAGTGGCCGTGGCCCGCTTGGCGATGCTGCAGGTGCTAGTCGCTGGTACCGAGTCGGGTCCGAATCTGCGGGGCGAGTTGATCGCCGCAGGGCTGAGGGCCATCAGCAGCGAATGGCAGAAGAGGCTGTCGCTGTATGGGTGTGCCGACTTCTACGCGTCCCGGCGCGGTGTGGCGTCGAGGCCGCGGTTCAACCAGTTCTGGTCGGACTACCTCGGCCGCGGCCCGGCAGGCCACGAAGACGCCGTCGTCGACAGGATCGCGCTGGCGCAGATTCTCCCCAGGCTGCGGGCCGAGCATCGGCAGGCTCTGACCACGCTGGCCGAGACGGGCTCCTATGCCGCCGCTGCAGATCTGCTCGGTGTCGCCTACCACACGCTGCTGACGCGGATCTCTCGCGGGCGCCGCCAGTTCCTCGCGTTGTGGCACGAGCACGAGCAGCCGTCCAGCCCCTGGGGAGTGGACAGGCGAGCAGGGAACGACGGCCAGCGGCGCTCCTCCGCCACCTCGTCACTGGCCAGCATCCTACGCCGTCGCCAGCAAGGGCAGCAGGCCCGGACCGTACGCACGGAGGTGGCTGATGCGTCGTGACCTGCTGGCTTTGACGCTCTCTGCTGCGGTCCCTTTGGAGATGGCTCGGCTTCGCACCGTCGACGACGACCGTCGCCAGCTTCACGTCTCATCGGTCTTGGAGCACTTCCGCTACCCGGTCAATCCGGTCGCCGCCCACGGCGACGACCTGCTGTACGGCGGACCGGGATGCGCGAGGAGATTCGCCGAACTGGCCACGGTATTGGCCTGCCTCGCGTGGACCCCAGGAGGAGTGACGTTCTGCGGCATGCACTTCTGTGCCGACCATCAGGCATGCGACGACTCTGCCGGGGATCCGCCTTTCTTCCACGAGTGCGGCCAGGAGTCTTCAGATGTGGTCGAACACGGCCGGGCGGCTCCCGCGGCTCCCGCCTCGGAGGTCTCCGATGACGCTTAAACCGCCGATCTCCTACTACGGGAGCAAGCAGACTCTCGCGGACCGGATTGTCGCCTTGCTGCCAGCCCATGAGCACTACGTGGAGCCTTTCGCCGGCAGCCTCGCGGTCTTGCTGGCCAAGCCCGTCTCCCGCATGGAGACAGTCAACGACCTCGACCAGGACCTGATGGTCTGGTGGCGGATGCTGCGAGACCAGCCGCGGGAGCTGGAGCGGGTCTGCGCGCTCACTCCGCACTCCCGCGCCGACTATGAACACGCACAGAATGCCGACCTCGGCTCGCTCCGCGACCTGGAACGCGCCCGGCTGGTGTGGGTCCGGCTTACCCAGGGCCGTGCCGGCACGATGAGGGATACGGGCTGGCGCCATTTCCAGACCTACGGCGGCTCCTCGTCCGGCATGCCGCGCTACTTGCAGGGCTACGTCTCCCGTTTCGCGCCGGTGGCCGCGCGCCTTCAGGGCGTCAGCCTGGAGTGCCGTCCCGCGCTGGACGTGATCGCCGCCTATGGACGCCACGCGGACGTCCTCCTCTACGCGGACCCGCCCTACCTGGCCAGCACCAGGGAGCGGAACTACCGGCACGAGATGGGCGCCGAGAAGGACCACCGCGAACTCGCTGACGCCCTCGCAGCCTGCAAGGCCGCGGTCGTCCTGTCCGGCTACCACAGCGAGCTGTACGACGCCCTGTACGACGGCTGGCACCGGGTAGAGCTCGACACCCACACCGGGCAAGCCGCCACCGACCAGGCCCGTACAGAGGTGCTGTGGTCCAACCGGCCGTTCCCCAACATCGCGCCGTCCCTGTTCGACGAGGAGATGTCCGATGCCTCTTGAGCCGTACTGGAGCGACGACACCGTGACGTTGTGGTTGGGCGACTGCCTCGACGTGCTGCGGGAGATGCCCGACGCCAGCGTTGACGCCATCTCCACGGACCCGCCCTACGAGATCCAGTTCATGTCGAGATCTTGGGATGCCTCCGGTATCGCGTTCGACCCGGTCGTGTGGCGGGAGTGCCTGCGTGTGCTCAAGCCCGGCGGCCACCTGGTGGCGTTCGGCGGCACCCGCACCTGGCACCGGGTAGCGGTCGCGATCGAAGACGCCGGATGGGAGATCCGCGACACGATCATGTGGATCTACGGGACCGGCTTCCCCAAGTCGCTTGACGTCTCCAAGGCTATCGATCGAACTCGCAACGACCAGGCCGACATCCTCATGGTTACCGCTTTCCTGAGGGCCGCGCGTGATGCTGCCAATTGGACCAATCGGCAGATCGACGAAGCCTTCGGATTCGCAGGGATGGCCGGGCATTGGACCGCGAAACCGAACCTGAAGACCGCCTATGTGCCGACATGGGAACAGTGGCTGCACCTCAAAATGCTCCTGAATTTCGACGGCTCCATGGACGCCGAGGTGTGGCGTCTCAACGGCCGTAAAGGCCAGCCAGGCGAGGCATGGCACGTGCGCGAGGTCGTTGGCACCCGCACAACTGGCATCGGTACCGGCAGGGGCAGCGTTGCCTACATCGGTGACAGCGATAGCCGGGACATCACCGCGCCTGCCAGCATCGAAGCCAAGCGTTGGGAAGGTTGGGGAACGGCTCTCAAGCCCGGCTGGGAGCCGATCGTCCTCGCCCGCAAGCCACTCGCCGGCACGGTCGCCTCCAACGTTCTCACGCACGGCACGGGAGCCCTCAACATCGCCGCTTGCCGCGTCGAGCCGACCGGAGAATCCCGCCCCCGCGTCGGTGAGGCGTCGCAGGAGACCCGCTACACCGACAGGGGCGGTACGGACTTCGCCCCGCTGCCGGGCGTTCGGGGCGGAGCCCCCGAGGGGCGCTGGCCGACAAATCTGATCTTCTCTCACAGTGCGAGTTGTGTTGAGGACGGCCCGTGTGATCAGGAGTCGTGCCCAGTCGCCGAACTCGACAGGCAAAGCGGAGTCACCACGTCCTCGGGAGGAGCTAGGGGCGGCCAGATCGGAGTCCACGCCACATTCGGCCAGTTTGCGCACACTGGTCCCCGCGCGAACGCTGGCGGGCTGGGTGATCGTGGCGGGGCCTCCAGGTTCTTCCCGACCTTCCGTTACGAGGCCAAGGCCCCAACATCTGAACGGCCCAAGCTTCCTGACGGTTCGGCATGGCCCACGGTGAAGCCGCTGGCGCTGATGCGCTGGCTGGCCCGCCTGGTGACTCCGCCTGGCGGCACCATTCTGGACCCGTTCGCTGGCACGGGCACGACAGCAGAGGCCGCCGTGCTTGAAGGGTTCCGCTGCATCCTGATCGACCAGGATCCGGTCGCCGCCGAGCTGGCCAAGACCCGCCTGTCCAAGCCGTTGCAGCCCTCTCTCGACCTGTTCTCGGAGGCCCCCGATGCGCTCTGACGGGAAGATGCCTGACCTGACACTCCCGGACGGCCTGCTGCTCGTCGCAGAGATCGTTGCGCAGGAGTTCGCCGGCCACGAGCAGCACGTCCTGGACGCCGCCGCGAAGGGTCTCCGATCGCGGGCCTGGGCGATCCTCACGTCCCGCGGCACCAACGACGACCCGCTGCCCAAGGCGATCCACGACCGACTCTCCGGCCTGCCTTCCCTGCACGTGGACAACCTGCCCACGCTCGCGGCCATGGCCGCTGTAGCCGCGCTGGAAGCCATCGCAGCAGAGCTGTCCGGAGCAGGTCGGAACGATCCGGAACACGCTGAAACGGAGGCGGACCGTGCGTGACTATCCTCACGGCACCCTGGGCCGGTATCTGAGCCGACGCTGCCGTTGTCAGCTGTGCCGGGGCGCGAAGGCTGCCTACTCTCGCCAGCGCAAGCGCCTGATCGCCTACGGGCGCTGGGAATCATACGTCGATGCCGCGGAGTGCCGGGCTCACGTCGAGTCGCTGCTCTCCTCCGGGATCACGCTGGGACGGGTGGCCGTCCTCGCCGGCATTTCGGTGAGCACTGTGAAGCGGCTCATGCACGGCATCCCGCGGAGCGGTGGCCAGCCTTCGGAGAAGGTCAAGGCCGAGACAGCTCGGGCCCTGCTGGCGGTGCAGGCGACGCTGGACGACCTGCCGGACACCGCGTGGATAGACGCCATCGGCACCCGCCGCCGGGCCCAGGCGCTGGCCGTCCTCGGCCACTCCTTCAAGGACCAGGCCGACGCGATCGGCAAGCACGCCACCAACTACCGGCGCCTGCTCTGCACGCCCACCGTGCTGGTCGGTACCGCCCGGCTCGTGCGGAGCCTCTACGACGCCTGGTCAATGACTCCTGCGCCCTCCAACTGGAAGACCGAACGCACCCGCCGGTGGGCCTCACAGCGAGGCTGGCTACCGCCACTGGCCTGGGACGACGACCTCATCGACCTCGCCCAGCCGGCACTGGAAGCCGCGCTCCGGGAACGGGTCGAGTCGATGCCGATGGAGGACCTGCAGCACGCCCACAACTCCCGCTACCGGCACGGCGACAAGACTCCGCTCACGTTGGAGGCGTCCCGCGAGTACAAGCGCCGACAGAAAGCCGCCGGCCGGGAGCTGGGGGAGGCGTCGTGAACGCGATGCAACTCCTCGTCAAGGAGAACGCCCGACTACGGGCCGCGCTGGAAGAGATCGCGTCCAGGACGGCCCAGCGTGACCTCAACCAGCTCACGCCGCTCTCGGGCATCGGCCGAACCCGTTCACTCAGAAGCTGCTCGCCGAGATCCACGCTGGGGAGGTGTCGTGAAGCTACGACGGGCATCACAGAGCGTTATTTTTCTCGATCCTCCTCCGAAGCCCCATGGACTACGAGGAGTTCCCTGACCCCGCGCATCCGCGTGATGCAGCACGGCGTCCTGTCGCCGGCTCTCCGGGAGCGGGTCGAGAGGTGGCTGGAGACCGGGTGAAACGAAGACCGTCGCAGCGCGACCCACCTGTTGACCGTTGCATTCCCCTCTGGAAGGCGAGACGACATGGCAATCAGCAAACGCCTCCGCGCAGAGATCCTCCGCCGTGACAACAGCACCTGTCAGAAGTGCGGTGCAAAGGCGCCGAAGGTTCCGCTGGTGATCGACCACGTCACGCCCGTGGCGCTGGGCGGATCGGATGAGCCGACCAACCTGCAGACCCTCTGTGAGCCCTGCAACTCGGGGAAGTCCGCGACGCCGCCGGACGCAGCAGTTGTCGCCCAGGTGGCTAAGGACGCGAACAGATGGTCCAAGGCGATGCTCGCTGCAGCCGACCGCATGCTTGCGGCGCACGGGGCACAGTCCGAGGTCTATCAGCAAATCGAACGATGGTGGCAAGACGCGCGCGGTGGCCGCTATGCATCGCTCCCCCCTGGCTGGGAGCGATCTATCGACAACTTCCTTGCCGCTGGTCTTCCAGTGCAGATCATTCGGGAGAGCGTCGAGATAGCTCTCTCTCGGCAGCGGAACGACCCGTGGAAGTACTTCTGCGCCGTTGCCTGGAGCAAGGTACGCGACCTTCAAGAGGCCGCCCGGTCACTGGTCGCCAAGGTTGGCGACGAAGACGAAGAGGACGAAGACTACGATCCGGATCTCGATCCGCAACTTGCACCCGGACGGGAGAGCCTCGCTGCCACGATCCTTGGCACCCTCGCTGAGAGCAGCGCGGATCTTGAGGCCCGCATCGAATGGGAGCGAACGTGGCTTGAGGACGCGGAGTCGGTTCCTCGAAGCAAACTGATCATAGAGGCTGCTCAGACGGCGGTCGGTCATGCGTCCTGGGACAGCTTTCGTCTGATGACGGCGGCTAAGCATCTTCTCGGGTTCCTGCCCAAGGACGAAGTTCGAGAGGCCCGTTCGGAGGCGATCGCCAAGATCGAGGAGCAGCGCGGACCCGGCGAGCCCGAGCGTGAGTCGCTCGTTGTCATCGAGACGGTTCGGCTCTTCCGTCTTCGGCGTGCGCTCACCTACCTGGAGGCCCTACCCGAAGAAGAGTTCGGGGAGTGGATGGCCTACGCATCAGCGTGGTACGGGCCTGCCAGCCCATGGCATCCCGAGGCGGAACTACCCGCCGAGGAGAACATCCTCTATGCGGCCAAGGTTGCTCGCCACATCAAGGAAGGCGGCTTCTACTGGCACATGTGCCTGGGCGCCGGCACCCGCATCCCTCGCTGCCCCCGGCGTGCGGCCTATCGCGTGTTCTTCAACGAACTCGGGTGCTGCAAGGCAGACAGCGAACAGCAAGACCACGTCCTCCACGGCTTCTGCCACCAACACCTGGAGGACTCCGTTGATCACGGTTGGGTCGCACCCAACGAGCGGCATCTCACTATCCGCGACTTTGAGGAACTGGACGACGCCTAAATGACCTGGTTCAAGGTGGACGACTCGCTCCACTCCCACCCGAAAGCGATGGCGGCCTCCCTGGCGGCACTCGGGCTGTGGGCTGTGGCTGGATCGTGGTCAAGCGACCATCTCACCGATGGTTTCGTGCCCGACCATATGATCCCGTCGCTGTCCCGAGGCTCGGACAAGCTGGTTGAGGACCTTGTCGCGGCCGGGCTGTGGAAGAGGGTGCGGGGCGGCTACCAGTTTCACCAGTGGAATGAAGACGGCGACGGAACGAAACGCAACCCCTCGAAAAAGGAGGTTGTGGATAACCGCTCCAAGCGCGCCGAGGCCGGTCGCAAAGGCGGTCTGGCCAGCGGAAAGAGCCGAAGCAAACGGCGAAGCAAGGACGAAGCAAACGCTTCGACATCCGTTCGCGAACCGTTGAACCCCCGTCCCGTCCCGTCCCGTCCCGAAGGGACGAGGACGGATACAGGTAGTCAGTCTTCTTCCCGCCGTAACGCGCCCGCGTGGGCGGAAGACGACGACTCCATTGATCTCGGCATCGTCGAGCTCCTAGCGGAGCTGACGGGCCAGCAGATCTCTGCCATCGATGCGACCGCGATCCGGCAGCGCATTCTCGGTTCTCGCGTAATCCGTACGAGCCGGGCTGCCTACGTAGAGACCGCGATCGTGAACGACCCGGGCAAGTTCCTGCCGGTCACCGATGACAATCCGGGTCACGAGACTGGCACGCCGAGATTGCGGTCGGTCTCTGAGTGGTGCGGCCATTGCGACAGCGACGACTACAGGTGGCTTCAGCTCCCTGATGGCCGCTGGGACAAATGCCCTGCGTGCAACCCCGATGCGGAAGACCCGTTCGGCTCCAAGGAGGTGTCATGACAGACCTCGAAGGTTCCGCAGACCATGCGCTCTATCGGTTCTTCAATGCCGACGGCGGATTGTTGTACATCGGAATCTCCGTCAATCCGCCCCAGCGCTTTCGTCGCCACAAGGGCGATCAGCCTTGGTGGTGTGAGGTCACACAGATCACCATCGAGCGGTTCGGTAGCCGACCCGACGTGCTGGCCGCGGAGAAGCAGGCCATCGAGTCGGAGCATCCGCTCTACAACCTGATCCACAACTCGGGCGAACCGTTAACCAAGTCCGCCAAGCAGGGGCGTTGGGACTACCTCGGGCGCCTCGTCATCAGCCTCGACCCGGCTTGGCAGGCCGTGTCAGCGGCTCACCCCGAGCTGATCATGCTGGAGCAGTGGGTCAAGTACATCGGCGAGACCTACAGGCAGTGGACGTCCTACGCACCCGAGTACGGCGAAGCCGACCACGAGTACGTTTGCGCAAACGAGCTATGGCAGGGGACCGGGAACGCTCGCCGACTCCTCGGTGACCGCCTGTCCATCCCCGCCTTCATCGGTGCCGTTGCGGGAGCAGACGCCGGCAAACCCATCTGGGCTGGCGGCCTGAGCCAATGCCCTTCAGAGATCAGGGTCTTATCGCACGGCTTCATCCGCACATGGGTCGACCAAGGCTGGGACGCGCCTGACGAACTGAAGACGGACGTGGTTCACGAGACCGTCGCCAGGCGAATGCTCGCCCTGATGCCGCAGTGTCGCGACTGCTGCTGTCCGAAGGCCGAGTGACATGACCAAAACGCGCCTATCGATCGATCGGAGGACCGCATGACCAGCACCAACACCGCGAAGCCACATCTCGTCGCCGCCGTGAACGAACTCGGCGCACTGGCCTGCGCGGTCCGGCCCGACTGGACCGTCACCGAAGTCACCGGCGCCCTCGTCGACGCCCGAACGGTCGGCATGACCTGGGCACAGACGATCGTCGGCATGGCCCGGCTGATCGTGGACCTGCAGGCGCGGCCCGGTGAACTCGTCCCGACGCGTACAGAACCGCCGAGGTCCGCGCGCCGGACTGCCGTGCTGGAGAGCCACGCCAGCGAACTCCAGGCTGCGCGCGACGCCTGCGCGGCCGGCACAGCCAAGCTCAAGGCCGCCGAGCAGGTGAGCGAGTCGTGAGCGACCCCACCGACGCTGTCGTCGATCGGCTGGAGATCGAGCGCCTTCGCGGCTCACGAGACGAGACGCCCGCGGACCCGTTGGGCGACCTGATCGCGACCCTGGCTCGCCTGCTGGCCAACCCCGGGCCACCAGACCACAAGATCCCCGAGGAGCAGCGATGAGCCGCGGTTGGCCATCCCGCGTGGAGTGGGCTGCCGCTGCCGAGCACGCGGTTCGGACGGCCTGCTACCCGATGGAGCGTGTCCCTGAGGGCGCCGAGCACTACCTGACCTCGGACGAGGTCGGGGAGATGGACCGCCTGTACGTGGAGTTGTCCAAGGCGGTCCGGGCGCCGCTCACGGCGGAGATCAAGAGGCTTCAAGGTGTGCTTCCGTGGCCGCCGCCGGCCAAGCCGATCGATCGGTCCCGCTGGTATGACGCGCTCACTCCGGCCTGCCAGGCCGCCTGGCAGAAACTCCAGGAGCTGCGCAACGCCCGCCTGGAGATCGGGCGCCGCGCCAACGGCCACACCCACAAGCTGATCACCTGGCTGCGTTCGCCACTCGACTACAGCGTCCTGTCGCCGGCCGCGGCGCCGTTCGTGCCCGACCAGGAAGCGCTCGGCCGTCTCGCCGATCTGGAAGCGAAGTATGCCCGCCTCCGGCAGCAGGCAGCTGACGACGCCTTGGCCGCAGCCATCCAGCGAGAGATCGCCAAGCGGAACTCGGACGAGGGCTGGGCCAAGGAGTTGGAGCACCGGGCCCGCATCGACGGCAATCACGTGACCGCTCCCTCCCTACCTCAAGGAGACACCCCGAATGTCTGACAAGACCAAGATCGAGTGGTCGGATGCGACCTGGAATCCAGTCACTGGCTGCACGAAGATCAGCCCTGGATGCGATCACTGCTACGCCGAGGGCATCGCCCGTCGATTCGCTGGCGGCAAGGCATTCCCGAACGGCTTCGACGTGACCTTGCAGCCGAAGCGGCTCGACCAGCCTCTCCGCTGGCGCGAGCCTCGCCGGATCTTCGTCAACAGCATGTCCGACCTCTTCCACGAGGACGTGCCGGACGAGTACATCGCCCAGGTGTGGACGGTCATGGCGAAGACGCCTCAGCACACCTACCAGATCTTGACCAAGCGGCACGCGCGGATGCGATCTGTGGTCCGCCGCATCGCGTGGAGGCTGCCCACCACCGAAGGGCGTTCTCAGGGAGTGCGCGGTTCGGTCGCCTACGTCCAGAACAGCGAGCTGCTCAACGAGCACCTGGGCGCTCCCGAGGTGCTGCCGAACGTGTGGTTGGGCGTCTCGGTCGAGAACCAGCAGTGGGCGGAGACTCGGATCCCGGCTCTGCTGGAGACGCCGGCGGCGGTGAGGTTCATCTCGGCGGAGCCGCTGCTCGGCCCCGTGAACCTGCGCCGTCTTCAGGTACGGGGCCGGGTGATCGACTGTCTCGGCGGGGACGTCGTCGATCCGAGCGACGGCGCTGTCCTGTACGGCACGCCGAGCGTCCTCGACTGGGTGATCGTCGGCGGCGAGTCCGGACCGGGCGCCCGACCAATGCACCCGGATTGGGCCCGCGGTCTCCGCAACCAGTGCCAGGGCTATGCCGCCTTTCACTTTAAGCAGCACGGCGAATGGGAGCCGCTCGGTCCGCTGTACGGCGATGTCAGCGACGACGAAGAAGCGGACGACGCCCGCATGGAAGCGGTCGGCCTGGAGGTGGTCGAGGGCAAGCAGGTCATCCAGCTCGAACGGGATGGCTACATCGCCGAGGGCCACCAGCCTGCCGATTCCCGAACGTGGCTGATGGCCAAGGTCGGCAAGAAGCGCGCCGGCCGCGAGCTCGATGGGCGGACCTGGGACCAGTTCCCTGACACCAAGCCGCAGGAGGTGGCCCTCCATGGTTGAGATCACGCCCGGCGAGGCCAGGACCGTGGCTGTGGATTTCGACGGTGTGATCCACGCGTACAGTCGCGGCTGGCATGACGGCAGCATCTACGACGATGCGATCCCCGGCGCCCTGGACGGAGTGCGCGCGCTGATGGCGCACTTCAGCGTGTTCATCCACACGAGCAGGACCGCCGGGCATGTCGCTGAGTGGCTCATCGAGCACGGCATCCAGGCGGTGACGCACAGCCAGGCCGAAGCCGCCGGCGAGCCTGTCCAGTTCTGGACGGAGCGCGGTCTGGTGCTCGTCAGCAACCGCAAGCTGCCAGCGATTGTGTATCTGGATGACAGGGCGGTCCGGTTCACGTCGTGGGCCGCCGCGCTGGCCGTGTTGCTGCCGGAGGTGGCTGATCATGGGTGACAAGCCGCTCATGATCGTCCCTCTGCCGGTGGACGCCACCTTGTTCTGCGCCCTGGTCAACGCCGCGTGCGCCCACGCCGAGCAGCTCGGCCACGTCCTCACCACCGCAGACATGCGTAACGAGGAGACCGTCTGGGGAACCGCCGTCACCTTCCGTATGCCCGAGGAGGCACCGAATGCCTGAGTCCACGTACGACAGCACCGCCGACACCCTGAAGCACTCGCTCCGGGTGGGCGCCCTGATGGGCGAGGCGATCAAGGAACTGGTGGATCGGTCGGTCCGCCACGACCTGTCGAAGACCGAACCGCCCGAGCTGGAGATCTTCAACGAGTTCACGCCCAGACTCAAGAGCTCCACGTACGGCAGCGACGAGTACAAGGGCTTCCTGGAGGCGATGGGCCCGGCGCTCCAGCACCACTATCAGGCAAATCGGCATCACCCTGAACGGTTCGGCGAGCGAGGCATCAACGGGATGACCCTCGTGGACCTGATCGAGATGCTCGCCGACTGGAAGGCCGCGACCGAACGCCATGACGACGGAGATCTGGCCAAGAGCCTGCAGCTCCAGAAGGAGCGGTTCGGCATCTCCGACCAGCTCGCCGAGATCCTGCGAAACACGGCCGAGCACTTCGGGTGGGTCCAGTCCGAGGGGGCGGACCGCCGTGGCTGACGCCTCGAAGTGCCCCCACTGCGACCCCATCCACGCCTCTCGCCTCCTGGCTGGAGAAGGCGGCGAAGTTCTTCGACGAGCAGGTCATCTCTGATCAGCCGGAGTGCCCTCGCTGCGACGAGGGCCACGACCACGGCACGTGGCTGATCCACGACGGCGGCTGCGGAGACGTGATCGACGGCCCGGACGACTGCCAGTGCTTCGCAGGCGCGCTGGCTGTGGCTCGGGTCATCAACGGAACCGAGGCGGCTGATCATGGGTGATCTTGCCGACGCGCTGTCGGACCTGGATCCCGTACGCCCGCTGGAGCGACACCCCGCGCTCCCTCCGGACCGGACCCCGTACAGGGCGTATCGGAGCAACAGCACTAGGGAGCGGGGAGTGCTCGACGACCTGGCCGCCCTGACCGCCAGCCGCACTGCTTGGGGCGCGGCCAGCAACCTGTTCAACCCGATCAACGAAGGAGATCACTCATGAACGCCCAAAACTGGATCAAGAGCAGCAGGTGCAATGGCCAGACCGCCTGCGTCGAGTTCGCCTTCCTGGCGGACGGCAACGTCGCTCTCCGGGACAGCAAGGAGCAGGACGGACCGGTGCTGGCGTACTCGCCCGCCGAATGGGAGGCGTTCGTCCTCGGCGTGAAGGCCGGCGAGTTCGACACCGACAAGCTGACCGTGGATGCCGCCACCGAGCCCGGAGAGCCCGTCTCGCGCCTTTAGGGGCGTCCCGGGTCCACGGATAGCAACCCGTCCGAGTTCGTGTCACAGGGGCAACTACGGCCCCTCGGCTCGAAGACCAGTTTGATCTTCGAGCATGAGTCAGCAGATCCACATCGAGATTCGAGTGAGGAATCGAACAGCAATGACCTACTTCACCAACAACCTCACCGCCGAAGAGGAGCGCCTACGCGCCCTCGGCCCGGACCGCGTCCTCATCGCCGAGTTCGCCGGCGACCGGCCCGAGATCGTCTGCCTGTGCGGATCCACCCGCTTCCCCGATGCATTTCGGGAAGCGACCCTCCGAGAGACGCTGGCCGGGCGGATCGTGGTGTCGATCGGCTGCAACATGCGCACAGACACCGAGGTCTTCGGTGCCATGTCCGAGACGGACCTGCGAGAGGTCAAGATCCGGCTCGATGAGCTGCACAAGCGCAAGATCGACCTGGCGGATCGGGTCCAGGTGCTCAATGTGGGCGGCTACGTAGGAGACAGCACCCGCTCGGAGATCGAGTACGCCTGCTCGCTTGGCAAGCCGGTCAGCTACCTCGAACCAGCCGCTGAGCAGGGTGACGAGGTAGCCCGATGAGCGACCTCACCAAGTGGCCCCGCCTGCTCGTGGTGGGCGAGACGGTCACGCGAGAGCAGGCCAACGAGATCCTGATCCGGACCGACGGCCTGAGCCCTTGCATCAACGACCGGGCGTGGGCGCGGACCGTCAAGGACCTGGCCACCGAGTTCGGTCGTCCGCCCGCCTACGACTACAGCCGGATGGGCGAGGAGCCCGGCTCGCGGCGGGAACACTACGAGGCCGACCAGGCATGGCGCGCTCGGATGGGCTTGCTGGACCTGCACTACCTGGGCAACTCTCGCATCGCGTCGTCGTGGCTGGGCGGCCCGCATGGCTGGTGCGACTGGACCGGCACGATCAGCTGCTCCAACTACAACATCGGCAAATGGCCATCCGCGGAGGAAGTCAACGAGGACTGGACGACCATCGCGAAGGCTTTCCCGTACCTGAGCCTGCACGCCCAACTCATCACTGACGAAGGCGAGGGCGAAGTCGCGGCCACATGGGCGATCAAAGACGGCCAGGCTGCGCTGGTCGAGCCTGTCGAACGGATAGCCGAGGTCCGCGACGACGTGGAGCCCATGGTGTTCGGGCTGCTCTACAGCGCCGGCCGAGAGCGCGGCGTGTCGATCAACCGGCTCCGCGAAGCGCTCACCCAGGTCGCCGCCCAGCAGTCTAGGGAGGCGTCGTGAAGGTCGTCTGGTCCTACGTCAAGGTCAACAAGCGCGGTGGTCCCCTCGATGACGTCGAGACCAAGGACCTGGTCGATGTCGAAGCGCCACGCAACCGGCGGGAGCGTCGTGCCGTTGAGGCGTGGAAACGCAAGCAGGCTCGCGCCCAGCGGTCTGGGAAGGCGTCCCGATGACCGAGATCCCCCAGTTCCAGATCATGCGCCGCTTCCGGCTGGTCCGAGACCATGACCCGACCGGCATCAGCGACACCGGCGTGGTCGCGGAAGGCGTCGTGGTCAGCGACGGCTGGGCCGTCACGCACTGGCTGGACCGGCCGCCGATGCACGAGCCGACCATGACCACGTGGCTCTATCGGGGCCATCACGGGATCGAGAAGGTCCACGGTCACGGCGGAGCGACACGCATCGCGTGGCTCGACATTCCGATGCCACCAGCCCCGGACTACGCCTCTGTCTGGCAGGAGCTTCGCGGCTACGTCATGCAGGCGATCGACGGCGGCGGAGCCATCGACCCGGCCAGCCTGTTGCGGTATCTCGACGAGCTCAAGAGCCATGCGCACGCGTCCGGCCGCCAATGGTTCAAGGACATCCTCGCAGGCCGCGAAGCAGGGGAGGCGTCGTGACCTCTGTCTCTCACCGTGAGGTGACCCAGGTCTGGGAGGAGTACTCCATCCCACTCCCCGCCGTGTGGGGCGACCTGAAGGACCTGGTGATCCTAGCCGGTAGAGCGCTCGGCGACGAGGAATCCACGTGGGACGACGCCGCCCAGGTGGTCGCCACCGACGAAGAGCTGATTGTCCGCTGGGAGAAGCCGGAGGTGTCCCGGTGAGCGATCCGACCGACTACCGTCCCCGCCCCTACCTGCGGCACGGCAACAAGAACCCGCAGAACCTGTACCTGGTCCAGGTGGCGCTTGTGGATGGCACCGTGACCACGACGGAGACGTTCTACGCGGTGGCCATGAGCCCGGAGTTCGCGGCCGATCTTGTCGCCGCGTACAACGCCAGGGAGTCCGGGTGACGGGCTACTCGGAAGCGGACTCCGGACGTTCAGGGAGCTTGGCCCCAGGATCTCCGACGTACCAGCGGACGAAGGCGCGCAGCACCTTGGACATGTCGGCCTCGGGGTCGTCGCTCCTCTCGACGGCTTCGCCGAAGCGTTTCCACAGGTCGTCGGTTGTGCGGAAGCGCCTGAGGCCGCCGGGGCCCTTCTCTGCCATTGGTGTGTCCTCTCTGTGGCTACAAAAAGTCTCTCACAGGGCTTGTAGTGTGGCTACAATGTAGCTACATTAGAGGCATCAGCAAGAGCGAGCCGGGGAGCGGTGATGGCGATGGGCAACTGGTGGATCGTGATGCTCCCGGGCGAGGACGCCAGTCTCAGCGAGATGTACGGGCCGTTCCGCTCCGAGGACACCGCCCAGGCCGTCGCCGACAAGTGGAACCGCGACGCCAGCCCCGGCGACCAGGCCCAGATCATGCCGATCCTGCCCGCCCGCGAGATCGCCAATGCGACCCGACTCTGATCAAGGAGATGTGATCACGCTCATGGCCACCGAGACCCGCACCGAGTACGCCATCCAGATCAGCCATCTCCGCCACGGCAAGCGCGAGACGGTCATCGAGACCTTCCCGGGCCGCGAGACCGACAAGGCGTTCGTCGAGGGACAGGTTCTGGCTGAACGCGCATGGCAGGAGAGCGTGGACGTGTCCCCGGACGCTCGACTCGTCTCCCGCACCGTGACCGTCAGCGAGTGGTACGCGATCTGACCCCTCTGGCCCGGCTCTCCCTGCCGGGCCCACATCCCAACCCGCTCCCCCTGATCTTGAGGAGACGTGATGACAGAGACCGCGTACGCGGAGCAGGTGATGACCGTCATCAAGCGCTTCCCCAGCGGCGCCCGCACCGTACGAATCGCCGACGGCGTCGAGATCGGGATCGACCACAAGGTCCGCATCTACTGGGCCACCCCGCAGGGTTGGGACTGGGTCATCGCCCCCGGCAACCCCTTCATCCAGCAGAACCACATCCGCGTCCTGGGCGACTCCACCGGCTGGCCGTCCACCTGGGACACCGAATTCGTCTGGACCGGACCCATCTAGGAGAACCCGTGAGCAACCTGCACCCCGAAGACCTCGCCGAACTCGCCTGGCGCGACGACAGCGACGACCGGCCGGCCGAAGAGGACCCCAACCTCGACATCGAACCCGAACTCACTGATCACCCGGCGACCGGAGAGGCCCCCTTCTGAAATGTGCGTTTCCTGCGGCCTGCTCGCCGCCGGCGAGATTGACCTGGTCACCGCTGACGTGTGTGACGACGACGAGTGCGGCATCCCGTACGTGCCCGCCGAGCCCACCTACGAGGACTGACCGTGTGGTCACCGCCGCCCGACGCAGACGCCGCCATCCGGGAGCACCTGGTCTACCCGGCGGAGATCGCCCGCAGGACCGGTGTGACCCGCGGAGCGGTCGGCAACTGGATGGCTCGTTACCCAACCCTCGCCGGGCTGGCGATCGTGGAGCTCTGGCACGGGGGAGCGGTGTTCTGGTGGCCGCAGGTAGCTGCGGAACTGGAGCGACTCGGGCTTCCTGACCACCGGTACGGCAAGCGTAAGCCGCGTGACGCCTGACCTTCCTGGCCGGCTCCCCGCCGGTCCTTTACGTCCCAAATCCCCGACTGAGGAGGTGATACCGATGGTCAAGACCTACTGGGGTGACCGATTCGGCCAGCCGCTGCCGTTCAAGGAGCGCGCCGGCGACGCTAAGCCGGACTGGAGGCCGAAGCCTCTGCCAGCCAAGGTTGAGCTACCCCCATTGCCGGAGAAGGCCGACCCGGATAGTGGCCGAAAGCGGTGCCGATGTGGGCGCCCCGGCTGCACGTCCTGCCCCGAGGAGCGCTGACATGGACAAGCCGCCCACGAACAGGTGGAAGGTCACCGTCGGCTCCGAGGTGCCGAAGTCCTTCCGCAGCGAGAACAAGGCGTACGCGTTCGTCCGCGAGCAGCTCCCGCACGGCCACCGGATCGTGGTCAACCAGTGGGAGAACGGCCGGTGGCTGCTGTACGAGGTGTTCGAGGCCACCGCGCCCGACGACAGCGAAGGCGCAGCAGAGCGCCGCATCGCGGACAACTGAGGAGGGCTAGCGGTGGACCTGAGCACCATGACCAGCGGCGCGCTCATCCTCGCGATCGACGGCCACGACGAGAGCTCCTGCGGCTGCGAGTGCTGCGCCGAGTGGAACCGTCGCACCGCCGAGGAGGGCTGCTGACCGATGGCACCCGATGACTTCACCCAGGACCTTCTGCGCCGCTGCTTATGGGCACTGGAGCACAACCACGGGCGCCCCAAGGGCGTCTGGTCGACCGGTGAGCAGGTCGCCGTTGCGCTCGTCCTCGGCGACATGGCCACCCTGGCCGAGCACGGCTACACCGTGAGGCAGGCGTGGCAGCGGACACGCTACGAGCTGCCCAAGCCCGCGCCGGCGATGACCGCCTGGCTGCAAGACGTACGCGACAAGCTCGCCGATCTTCAAGGGGACTCCGGCCGGTGAGCGTGGTCCGGATCCGGCCGGCTGTCGATTTCTTGGCAGCCCTCCTGCCGGGTCGTAAGCGACCGTGGCACTCACCCACCCACCGTGAAAGGACGGCCCGGTGAAGGCCCACAGAATCATCCCGGGAGTGGTCTACGGCTACCAGCACGAGCCTGGAGACGTCGCGCCGGTCGTGTTCCTCGCCCCGCTCGACGCCGGCCACCTCTACCAGGAGGCGTCGTACTCGCAGCGCCATCATATTGGGCGAGCGTTCGTCCAATGTGAGCCCGGCCGGCGCGTTGGTCGCGGGCGCGGCTATCCGGCAGTGAGGTCGGATGGAGGCGTGCCGGCGGACGCGCTGACGCGGGTCACGCTCGCCGAGTTCGAGAGCGCGGACTCCACGGAGCTCGGTGTCGGAGGCCAAACGGTCACCTTGACAGTGATCACCTCGGTCGCGGCGGTCGTCACCTGGACCGAAAAGGTGAACGCCGCCTACGAGCAGCGCTGGCACGACGAACAGACACGCCTTGCCGTACTCCACGAGGAGAGTTCGGACGCCCGCGCCCAAGCCCTGGCCCTGGTCGAGGCGCTCGCCGCGCGAGGCATCACCGCGAGCGTGGATAACGCCCACCGCCCGACCGGGCTGCTGATAGCGCTGAACGACGTAGGAACGTTGCTCGCTGAATCGCCTGAGGAGGGGTGACCCCCATGGCTGAGATCAACATCCCTCGCGGCCCCATCGACTCCGAGCCTGTCGGAGCGATCCGGTACGACGTGCTCACCGAGAACGGCATCGAAGTCCGTCGGCAAGCCCTCCTCGAAGCGCTTACGGGAGTGCCGCTTGGCGCCCACGACCATGCGATGGTGGACGCTCTGGCCGGGTGGGACACGGGCCCGCTGGTCGCGGTTTGCTCGTGGCTGGACCGAGTCCGGGAGGCTCCCGATGCCTGACCTCGACACCGGCTGGCCATACGACGCCGACCAGCATGACCCGCTCACCAAGCTCCGCATCGCGGTGGTGGGCCACGCCTGGCCGCGCTGGAACTACATTGTCGCCTTCGACACCGGACGCCTGGACGAAGAGCTGACCCGCCCTACCGACCAGGAGGCGGCGATGATCGTCTCCTTCCTGGAGGAGTACATCGGCCACTGGTACAACGAGACCTGGAAGGACAAGCTCCGCCAGCGCCCGTTTGACATCGACGGCGGAGCCAACGGCGTGACCTTCCGCAAGTGGGGCGACAACGACTGGGGATACCGCCGCCGCACCTGGACCATGGGCCCCACCTATGTGCCGACCCACCCGCGCACGCGCAGCATCGAGAAGAGTCCCGGCCCGCTGACGCTTCTCCAGGTGATGGACCGTATCCACACGATGGTCGATGAGGTCAGCCCGCACTGGCTGGAGTGGAAGGCCACCCACCCTGAGATCTTCGGGGAGGCTCCCGATGACCACACCTGAGACCAGAACCCCGAAGCGCATCCAGCGCAAGAGAACCGCAGGCTCCCGACTCCCCAAGGGCGTGATCTGTGTGGACCGATCGACGATCTGGGGGAACCCGTTCAAGGTCGGAGAGAAGATCCGCAACGACTCGCCGCTGTGGCCGTACATCACTGCCTCCGTCCCGGGTGGTGCTCGTGGGCTCGTGGCGCTGGCGCCGACGACCCGAGAGCAGGCAGTTGATCTGTACTCATCATGGGTGATCGAGCAGCCGCATCTGATGCTTCGCCTGGGTGAACTCGCTGGCAGGGACCTGGCCTGCTGGTGTCCACTGCCAGAGCTCGGCCAGCCGGACCACTGCCACGCCGCCTACCTGATCGAGCTGGTCCAGGAGGTGTGCCGTGCCTGAGATCCCCGAGAAGGCCATCCGGGAGGGTGTCGCCGCCTACGAGTACTCCCGCCTGTCCGGCGTCCCCGTCCACGAAGCCCACGCCTACGTGTACGAGATCCTCCGGGGCGCCCTGCCATACCTCGACGGGAGGACACCCAGCGAGGGCGAGATCCGCGAGGACGAGCGCCGCAAGACAGCCGAGTCGATCGCCCGAGCGATCGAGGTCCGCGGCTGCGAACATAATCCGCCTTTCCATCGGCCATGCGCCTGCCGGCAGGGAGACGCTGCCCTCGCCCGCAAGATCGGAGATGCCGCACTTCCCGACGCCGGCTTGGTCGTCGTCTCCGCCGAAGACCTTCGCCTGATCTTGTCCCGCGTCTTCGTCCCGCAGAGCGAGCCGCGCCGGGCTGCCACAGTCCGTGAGGCCAAAGCCCGCCTCCGAGCCGTCCTGCCCGAAAGGAGCACCGATGGTTGACGCCGGAGCAGCCGCAGTCGTCCCGTACCGCAAGCGGATCCACAAGCTGGAAGCCCGCATCAAGGAACTGGAGGCGCTCCTCGCCGAGCTGCACGACCCCAGCCCATGCGAGCACTTCGACCACAACGGTGACTGCCAGACACACGGGCCGACATCGACATGGGACGGATGCCCGCACGCGCAAGCCCAGGCGCTCCTCGCTGCCCTACCCGAGAGGCCAGCCGATGAGTGATCACGCCGAGTTGGCCATCTGCCTGACAGTGATCGGCGTCGTCATGGACCTGGCCATGTTCGCCGCCTTCATCGCGATATCCCTCCTCCACTACGGGAGCGCGGGTTCGGCCTGCTTGTACATGCTGTACAGCGCCATGTTCATCACCTTCGCCGTCGTGGTCTGGGAGTGGCGCGTGAAGAACCTGCTACCCGAGAGGATCACCGATGCCGGACACTGACACCCTCACCAACGCCATGGTGGACTGGTTCAAAGCGGCGCTCGATGCCGCAGACAAGGACGCGGACAGCATGGCGCTGCTGGCTGCCTCTCTCATGGGAGACCAACGCCTGTTCCTCCAGCGCGAGGGTGACCGCGCGAACCGGACTAGGTGGATGCACCGCCGCCTGATACGCGAGTACGAGAACGCCGCGTACCTCGCCAACCTAGGGTTCGACCATGCTGCGGACCCACGACACAAGATCCGCGCCGAGGCGCTGCTGGGTGCCCTCTCCACGATCGCGGCGACTTACGACGACTACCCCGGGTACCGCGAGGAGTGGCGGCCATGATGGCTGAAGGCCGCCTTGGTGAAGCTGCCGTCGTCGACGAGACGGAAGGCAGCCCGTTCGAGCGGATCCGCCGCATCGCTAACAGTGCCGCCAACGGCTGGGCGCTCGGACCGAACGGCCCCTACGAGCAGCCCGGCATGACCATGGCCGACATCGCGTTCATCCGCATCGACGAGCAGCGCCTCAACACCATGCGCATGCACCGGCCGTGGAGGGACGAGGACCGTGGATGACCTGATCGCCTTCCTCAGGGCACGCCTGGACGATGAGGAGCGGACAGCGCGAGCAGCGACGCCAGGACCTTGGCGCGTTGATCCCGACCGACTCCTCAGCGGGCTACATCGTGTGGTGACGGCGGACTGCATCGAAGGTCCAACGGCGGGTCATGAACACGGCAGCGTCGTTGTGGCCGGAGACGACGTGGGTGGAACAGCTTCCTGCGACGCGCAGCACATCGTCCTCCATGACCCTGCCCGTGTCCTCCGAGAGGTCGAAGCCAAGCGGCAGTTGCTGGACCAGTTCAGGTTGCGAGGCGACTCTGTCCGCAGGACGGTGCAACCTGCCACGGGCGGAGTCTGGGATGACCTGCTCCGCCTACTCGCTCTCCCGTACGCCGACCACCCAGAGTTTCGGGAGCAGTGGAAGCGGTGACGGCTGACCTTGAGATGGCGATCCGCAAGCTCGCCACACTCAGCGAGACCAACCTGTACGAGCGGGTATTCGTGATCCGGCAGATCCTCGACAACGTCCACAGGGCAGGCTACGAGGACGGCTATGCGACTGCCTGCCGAGACCACAGCGTGGCCGACATGCTCGCCGAGAAGGCGGAGGCGACGGATGGCTGACCTTCCCTTCACCCGCGCCAGAGTGCGCATCACCCAGCCCTGCCGGGCGTCCAACCCTTACGGAGACCGCGACTTCACCCCTGGCGAAGAACTCGAAATGATCCAGTGGGCGCCTGGCGGAGACTCGTGGTGGACCGAGCCGACCGTGGACACCTCGTACGTGGTCCCCGCCGAGTGTGTGGAGGTTCTGGAGGTGCTCGGGGATGAGTGGGATGAGTGACGACCTCCGCCAGCGCCTCATCACCCGCCTAGACGACGAGTCCGGCGGCCTCCACCTCACCCCGGAGATGGCGGTGGACGCCATCCTCCACGAACTGAAGACCATCCCAGGCGATGACCTGCTGGCTGGTCTTGAGGCGCAGAGCGGCGACCTGGAGCAGGCACGCTTCGACCTCGCCCAGACCAAGCAGCGGCTCCAGGCGTACGCGGATCTGGCCGATGCCCTTGAAACGCTGGGCTGGACTCCGCCCGGCACGTGTGCGCGAGGATGCCGATGAGCACCAACCTGCCGCACCGCTGCGACAACTGCGACGGCGTTGATCCAGAAGACTGCATCCTCAACGGTCCCGGGGGCGCGATCCTCCAGGAGTACTGGTCCGTGCTCGACTACGCGTTGACGCCCTATCTGCGAAGCATGCGTCACCGGCACAGTCTGGTCAGGCAGATGGTCGGCGGGCTCGCCACCGCGCGAGACGAGGAACTGGAGCGGCTCAACTCTCTCATCACCCGGGAACGCAAGGTCAGCCACGAGTTGCGGCAGGAGATAACGCGCCTCCTCACCAACGCCGAGAAGGACATCTGCTCCGGCTGCATGCAGCGTGAGACGGCGCGAGACCGCGCAATGGAGTCCGCCCGCCAGAACGGCGTCCACTACGAGCAGGCCAAGCAGCGCTGGTACGAGGAGCAAGACCGCGCCGTCGCTGCCGAGCGGGCACGCGACGAATGGCGGGAACGCGCCGAGAAGGCCGAGGCTGAGGTTGCCCGGCTGCGCGCTGGCGAAGCTGCGGACTATCCAGTTGAGGGCGGCACGCCCACACCTGCCGAGTGGATTAGGGCGTGGAACGACGCCACCCCAGACCGGCGTCTCCGCCGAGCAGCAGCCATCATGAACGCCTTCGCGAAGGCCGAACGGTGCTTCATCCTCGACCACGAAGGCCGCCTTGAACTCGCCGAACGCGCCGCCGGGCCCGGCTCCCGGGAGGCTTGATGTCGATCTATTGTTCGAGGCTGTCCATGGACGACGACGACGACCCGACCGGCCTGCCGTCGCCGATCGCCTACCTCGGCTCCCATGTCCGCATCCAGGACGACGCATGGAGGTACGGCGTCCTCGACACCGCCCACATCCCGCCGTGGTGCGCCGCCGGCGTGAACGCGGAAACGTTCGCCGGCGACGAAGACGGCCCGCCGGTCCCGTACTTCCGCCTATCGGTCGACGGCTACGACTGGCGAAACCCGTCACGGGACGCCTCCGCCACAGTGATCCTGGACGAGCAGCAGGTAGCAGCGTTGAGGGACGACCTGACGCAGTGGCTCGAAGCCGTCAACGGGCTGCCGGCGTTACTCCGCACCCAGGAGGCCGACAATGAGCAACCCTGACGGCGTACTCGACTCGATCGACGCCTGCCTGCGTGACTACACGCTGTCGGCCGACGCGATGCGGTGGGCGCCGGACGAGCCAGATCCGATGGAAGGGGTGCCGCCCTCTTCCGGCGACCTGATAGATGGTGGCACCTTCTTCGAGTGCGTGGTCCAGCCCGTCCACCCTCACGACGGCGTGCGCGTCTTCTTCGCCCCGTCGCTGGAGGAGGCGTGGCGGCCACTGGACGGTGCCGTTATCACCGACATCACGTTCGCCCGCGACGAGACGTACGAGCGGGCGGACAACCTGCGGTGGATGCCCAGCCCCGTGACGGTCACGTTGACGACGGACACGAGCGAGTTCCGCCGAGGATTCCTCAACGCCCTGTCTGCAGCGTTCACGTTGCGCTGGGGCAGACAGGACCGCATGCACGCCTTGAAGTCCGAATACCATCGCCGCCACCGCAGGAGGCACCGTCGATGACCTCCGCGCTCGAACCCATCGCCGTCTTCGACGTCAACGACGTCCGCGCTCAGGCTGCGATGTCCGGTGACCGGCCGTATTGGGAGAGCGTCCTGGACTGGATCCGCGGGCACGGCCTGGACCCGAACGAGATCTACCGACTGGAGGTGTACCGCACCGACCGCCTGTGGGCACGCGTCCACGAGTACGACCGCGACGCGGCCGGCGAACGATACTCGATCGGTACCGAGGTTGCCCGGCGGGCGCCGTACGACGTCATCCTGACTAGCCTGCCACCTGAGCCGTCAGCCCTACCTGGTAGGAGATGAGTGATGGGTGAGTTGATCCTGGGCGTGGCCGGTCTCCTGGTCGTCGCTGCCGTCTCGTTGCTGGTCGGTTACAGGATCGGCCGCCTGCGCCAGACGCGGACCGCCGTAGACGAGCAACCAGCCGAGTGGCAGATCTTGGAGATCGCCTACCGAGACAAAGCGCGCACCCAGGAGCTGGACCGCTTCCTGTGGTCCAGGAGGTACAAGAGCTACGACGAGGCGATGCGCGCAGTCAAGCGTTTCGAGGGCGAGGACACGCTGAAGAACAGGTTCGACCGGGAGTACCTGGCAGTGGAAGCGCCGTGACCCTCCTCGACCTCGACCCATCAACCGTGGAGGAGACGCCCACAGTTGGCCGCTGCCGCTCCTGCCACCACAAGATCGCCGACCCGGTGTCCCTCGCCTACGGGATCGGCCCGGACTGCCGGGAGCGGCTCGGGATCAGCCCGCGACGCCGTTTGCGGCTCGCACGGGTACGGCCAGGTGGAGACTGTGAAGGCCAAACCGACATCCTGGAGGAGACGTGACCCTGGAACGCCACCCGGGAGAGTGGACGTACGACCCGGAAGCCGGCGCCACCTACGTGTACCTCTACAGACCGATCCCTGAGGGCCGGGTGGCGGTGACCACCGAGATCGAAGCGATGGTCAACCTCGACTTCGACGCCGACGGCTACGTGATCGGGATTGAGATCATCGCGAGGTGGCCAGACGCGTCCAGGCTGTGCGACTCGTGCGAGCGCTGCACCCGGAATCCCGGCGCCGACTGCGGCAAGTCTGATCACCCGCACTGCCCCCGCTGTGGACACTGCACCTACAGGCACACTGAGCAGACAGCAGAGACAGGAGCGACAACATGAGTGTGCTCGCATACGAGGGCCCCGCCGCCGTTACGTCCGGACGCACGCAGTTGTCCCTCGACGTTCGGCTCTACGTGGACAGCGAGCCGATCGCGAACAGTGGAGGCCTCCTGCGCTCGTGGCGGGGCGCAGCCGACACCACGGAGATGTCCTGCACTCGCGGCCTCCCATCGCCTCTCCTAGGTGACGTGACGATCCGCCTCCCTGATGGTCGGGAAGCGCTGGCCGCCATCACCTCAGTCGCGTACAGAGACGGTCTGGCGCACGTGACCATCGTGGGGAACGGTGCACCGCCGTTTGAGTGGCCGGAAGGAACGACACCTTGACCGACCGCGCGCGCGAGCTTCAGGAGGCGATCGACTCCGCCGACCTCGAGCCATTCACCACACTGGAGGAGGCCGCCGCTGACGAGTTGATGCGTCTGTGGGACGACCTCGCCGACCAGATACGCCAGGCCCGGGACGGCTGCTGGTCAATTGGCTGCGAGGCCAAGTCACACCGGATCGCCGTCCTCACCCGGGCGCTCGGCCGGGCGACACCGTGGCAGCAGATCCCGATCGAACTCCTGGATACCGGCATCTACCAGCGATTCCACGACCTGATGGGCATCGCGTACGAGCATCCGGACATGACGGTGGTCGCCGAGATGCGAGCAGCGCGATGAGCACCTGGGAAGAGCGGATGGCACGGCGTCATCAGGCTCGCCAGGACGCCGGGCGCGCTCAGATGCGCGCTTTGCTCGTGGCGGAGGGACTGGCGAACCCGTACCCGGACATCCCAGAGACGCTGGCTGGCGAACTTCCGGAGGGCGCCGAAGACTCGGCCCGATTCTGGTGCACAACCTGCGGGCTGGGTGACGCTCCAACCGTGCGGGACGGGAACCGGCCGTGCCCGCGCTGCGGCTCCTGGTGGCGCTGGTACGGGCGGATCGGCGACCGGGAAGGCACCGCCAGCGCACCACCAGAGGGTGAGTGCACGGACTGCTTCGAGTGGCGGCGCTACCCAGGTGGTCAGCGCCACTTCGGCTGGGGCTGGTGGATGGTGTGCCGCAGCATCGGAGCGATGAACTCGGACGATCGCCTTTGCAGATACGGCCACGCTCATCACGAAGCTGACATCTGGATCGCCTGAGCGTTTTGCCTGGTCATGACCCATGTCTTGTCAGCCTGGAGTATGGAGGTCCCAGGCGAAGAGCGCTGGATGGCCGCACTCCGCGACCACGCCGCAAGGCTGGCCTTCCCTGACTGGCTGCGCCGCCCGACTGACTGGACCAGCCTGGCAACTCTGTACGACGACCGAGCCCAGCCCTACACCGAGGTCGCCGTGTATCGAGGCCACACCCGCATCCATTTCCGCGTGTACGAGGGCGAGGAGCTGATGGCGTTCTGGAGCCGGCTGATCGAGGAGATCACCGAGTGACCTGGCCCACCAGATCGCGAGTCTCGTCGCAAAGGTAGAATGGACACATCCCCGCGACTTAGCATCCTCTTCCTGACCTGCACACACTTCGCCTGAGATGAGGCCGCGTGGTGGTCATCACCCCTCCGGAATCCATCACGATCGTCCCCTGCCTGGACAGCCCCGACGTGCTCCTGCTGCCCGCCGTGTGGCCTGTTCGGCTCGACCCGATCGGGCGACGGCGGTTCGCCCATCGCCTGCTCGCTCTTGATGACGACACAGGCGACTAGCCTGAGTACGAAAAGAGCGGTCCTCCCTGCCTGGAGAACCGCTCCCGCCCCTCACCTACCACCAGCGCCACCAGTGGTCTTCCCGTACAGCGTATTCGGGGAGGTCCACAATGTCGTCCACCGTCGATCTCGACGCTCTGTGCGCCGGAGCCTGCATGAGCGGCTTCCGCCGCAAGGTCCGCGCTCACGAGCATGCCGTCAGCGTCTACCTCGCCGCGTACGCCGACTGGCAGCGGGCCGTCGAAGCCTGGCATCCGCCGCTCGTCAGGCCCGAGGAGCCTGTCCGGCCGGAGGATCCTCGCCTGCCATACCCGGTGCACGGCGACCCCGTCTACTGCCCGTCCTGCGTCTACGAGCTGAAGGCCATGCTGTCCAAGCTGGACGGCGCCGCCTGCGTCTACCTGCGTGAGTCCGACGGGCTGCGCGGCCAGACCGACCAGGTACGCGTCTCCGGCAGCGCCGAGGAGCACTCGCTGTCGCCGACGATCGAAGACCTCGACGAATTCGACTCGTGGCTCCGCTCATGGAAGTCCGCCTACCTCGGCATCGATACCTTCGCCCGGGCCGGCCACCTTGCCGACTCCATCACCCTCGGGACTGCCTGGCTCGTCGCCCGCGCTGAACGGCTCCTCACTCGCCCGGAGATCGCCCTGGACTTCGGGCAGGAGATCCGCCACTGGTACGGCAAACTCGCCGTGCACGACCCGTCCGAGATGGCAGCCAAGCCGCGCCGGACGAGCAAGCCGCTGCGCTGCCCCCAATGCCACTTGGCGACGCTGTCACAGCTCGACGGGGAGGACCGGATCGAGTGTCGCAACCGCGACTGCGGAGAAGGCCGCGGCGGACCGGCGGTGCTCACCACCGAGGAGTACGAGGCGCTCCTCGACTCCGCGCTCACCGCAGCGAGGAGCCGATGAGCGAACAGTGCCCCACCTGCCACGGCCGCGGCGAACTCCCCGACGAGAAGACCTGCGCCTTGCCGAGCTGTGGCCGGCAGTTCCGCTGGCAGGACGACGGTCGCAGCCGGGTCCACCCGAGGACGGACGCCGCCTACTGCTCGAAGTCCTGCCGGGATGTCGCCGCTCAGCGCGCTCGCCGAAGTCGCGTCAGCGCTTCGTCGCTGGCGATGCACTGACATTTCCCGATCCGCCGGAAATTCAGGTGTGACGCGTCACGCTGATCGCTACCGTAAGAACTGCTTCAGGTGCGAAGGCGACCGGCTACTTCTTCAGGTGAAACTACGCCGGACGCCGCTTCCGATCTCTGAAGCTCACAACTTGATATGCACCTTCCCGGTGCGCAGGCAGCGGCTACTTCCTCTCTCAAAGGAGAGACGCGGGTTCGAATCCCGCCGCCCACCTCGGTGGACGTCGTCTAGCGGCCAAGGACACCTACGTCGCCGTCGCCGACCTTGATCTCGGGAGGGAACAACTTCAAAAGGCGTGCCCGGTGCGCAGGCAACGGTTCCTTCCGACTCCTAATCGGCTGGTTGCGGGTTCGAGTCCCGCCGGTCTCCGGACCGTAGCTCAAGCGGTAGAGCAGCTGGCACCGTCGCCGACTTCGATCTCGGGCGCGACCTATTGAACGAGGCCCCTTTCGCACTGCTATGAGAGGGGCCTTGTCGCGTCATGGCGAAGTTCAACAGCACGACCACGAAGACCGCGGTGTCGAGCCCGGTGAAGACCGAGGCGACGCCCTCCGGCCGCACGCATGAGGGTGCGCCCGGCTACGCCCGGGACGCCAAGGGAGAGCTTTTCCTGCTCGCGGTGACGAACATGGTCGGCGAGGACACCTTCTATGAGAAGAAGGGCGACCGAGACAACCGCTTCCGGGCGCTCGTCCACCAGGTGGCCGTCGAGGACGGCGACTGGCTGGCCCGCTTCCTGCCGTGGCTCCGCCTGGACGCGAACATGCGCTCGGCCCCGATCGTCGCCGCCCTGGAGGCGGTCAAGGCGCGACTGGCAGCGGGCGAGAACGGCCTGAACCGGCAGCTCGTCAACACTGTCCTACAGCGCGCCGACGAGCCCGGCGAGGCGCTCGCCTACTGGACCTCCACCTACGGCCGCGCGATCCCCAAGCCCGTCAAGCGCGGTGTCGCCGACGCGGTGCAGCGCCTGTACAACGAGCGTTCGCTGGTGAAGTACGACACCAGCTCGCACGGGTGGCGGTTCGGCGACGTTATCGACGTCATCCACCCAAGCCCGGACCCGGGCAAGCCGTGGCAAGGAGCGCTGTTCGAGCACGCCCTCGACCGGCGCCACAACCGTGACAAGCCGATCCCCGAGGTGTTGCGCACGCTGATCGAGCGGGCACAGCTCATGGCATTGCCGGTCGAGTCCCGCGCCGCGGTCCTGGCTGCGGAGCCCGAGCGGCTCGCCGCCGCCGGGATGACGTGGGAGGCGCTGGCAGGGTGGCTGCAGGGCCCGATGGGCAAGGGCGCGTGGGAGTCGATTATCCCGTCGATGGGGTACATGGCGCTGATCCGCAACCTCAGGAACTTCGACGAGGCCGGTGTCTCCGACGAGGTCGCCGCGCAGATCGTCGCCAAGCTCACCGACCCAGCTGAGGTGGCGAAGTCGAGGCAGCTGCCGTTCCGCTTCTACTCGGCCTACCGCAACGCGCCGTCCCTGCGGTGGGGTTACGCCTTGGACAAGGCGCTTACGTCGGCCACAGCGAACGTGCCGTCGTTCAAGGGCCGCACGCTGATCCTGGTGGACACCTCCGCGTCGATGTCGAGCGGCGGCATCTCCGCCCGTTCCACCGTCACGCCTGTCCAGGCGGCGGCGCTGTTCGGCGTGGCCCTGGCAACGCGGGGCGACCAGGTGGATCTGTACGGCTTCGCCGACGACGTGTTCAAGCATCCCATCCCGGCCGGCGGGTCCGTCCTTAAGGAGATGGAGCGCTTCTGCAGGCGGATCGGCGAGGTCGGCCACGGCACGCAGATCGCTGACTCGGTGCGCCGCACCTACTCGGGCCACGACAGGGTGATCATTCTGTCCGACATGCAGACCATGTCCGGCTACTACGCGGGCGACGTCACCAGCGCTGCTCCCAAGCACATCCCCATGTACGGCTTCAATCTGCAGGGCTACCAGCACGCGGCGATGCCAGCGGGCGGCGGAAACCGGCACGAGCTTGGAGGGTTCTCCGACTCCACGTTCAAGCTGATCCCGCTCCTGGAGGCAGGACGAAACGCCGACTGGCCGTTCTGAGGGTCGCGCCGATTCTGTCGGTGTGACCTGCCAGCATTTGCCTCACAACCAAAGTGCCCCGGCGGGTGGTCGCACACCCGGCCGGGGCCGCCGACTGTCAGGAGTCAGCGATGAGGAACGTTACCGTGGCCTGCTCGTGCGGTCGGACCATGGGTCTGGACGCGATCAGCGGTGCCGGCGCGTATCGATGCGGCTGTGGCGTCCGGGTCACGATCAGCGAGAAGGCCCGTAAGCCAGCCTGCTTAGGCGGTACCGCCGATCGTGCGTGCGAATTCGCGGCTAGTAAAGACTCGGACGGCGTCGGGATCCCGCTGTGCGCGGATCATCTGGCGAGTTTCAACGCGTTCCGCGAGACCGTGGAGGACGGGGAGCGCTGGGGCGAGCTCATGAAAGACGCCTGGGAGGATAGCCGCCGAGCCCTTAAGGAAGGGCTGGCATCGAGACAGGCATGGGAGGGCGACTACCTGGCCGCCCGCCGTAAGTTGTACGAGACGCAGTCGGTCGTCTACTACGTCCGCATTGGCGACGCGATCAAGATTGGCGTCACGACCAACATGAAGGCGCGAATGCCGCAGGTGATGCCGGACGAGGTTCTCGCCACTGAGCCTGGCGATATCAACCTGGAACGACAGCGGCAGGCGCAGTTCGCTCATCTGAAGCTCCGCGGGGAGAGGTTCCTGCCAGGCGATGACCTAATCAGGCACATCGCCGAGATCAAGCGGCAGCACGGTGAGCCCAAGATGACGGGGTATCTGCTCACGGACTCGCACAAACACAGGCTTGGTGGCGCGCTCTAAGCTGACGCAATGCGACTGACTTGAAAAATTCGGACCCAGGTGTCACGCTGATCTCCAGCACACGCATGCCCTTGACCAGGTGAGATCCAGGTCAGGGGCTTTTGTCGTTTTGGGGGTGAAGTCATGCCCCGCTCCGAGTTCGACCCTGACGAGGTTTACCTGACCACGGCCAGCGCGGCTGAACTCGCTGGTGTGAAGCCAGCGACGATCCGTAAGTGGGTCGAGCGCGAACATCTCGTTCCAGTCGGAAGAGACGGGCGTGGTCACATGCTGTTCACGCAGGTCGCGGTGGCCAACGCGGAGGCCAAGACGCGTGAGCTCGCGCGCCGGCCAGAGAACATTGCGGCCTAGACACCCCTAGAAACCTGTACGCGCGCCCTCCTTCCCCGAAGGGCGTGTCCGCTCCGGGCCCGGCCCCCGTGGCCTGTCGAGCACCGGTCCCGGCCCTGGCGTGCCTTGAGGAGGGCATGCCGGGGCTGGCACCACCCCAGAACGGGAGCGTGCTTCGGGCGGCTCCCAGGCGCTCACGAGCGGTGTCCCCATGCCGCCACCCACCCCGAGCGCCCTTCGTGTGCGGCCCGCTGCGGTTGGGGGACTGCGGCGGGCCGCCCATGATCCCCTGACCTTCCCCCAGGAACTCGCGTGACCAAGCACAAGATCGGCATCGTCCCGAACGGCGGTGAGCGGGCCGGCGTCAAGCGCCTTCGCCTGCCCGGTCCACCCGATGCGGCTCGATCCTTTTCAGGTAGTCGTCGTCCACCGCCTTGATGTGCCAATGCCCGATCGGCGGTGCTTGGTGGAGCAGCACCCGCTTGTGGCTGTCCAGCGTGAGTGTCTGTGACCCGTCCAGGTCCACCAGGTACGCCCTGTAGGTGCCCTGCGGGATGGGCTTACCCCACGGGTCCTCGCCTCGTGCCCGCCCGTCCGGAGCCTCGTAGACGGCGTGAATCACTGCGACGACCCAGTGATCTAGCGGGTCACCTACTGGGGCCACCCATCCGCCCGGCCCGCCGTCGACGGGCCATTCGCGCAGGACGACGTGCTGTTCTTCCACTCACCCATCTTCGAACAGGCGTGCTATAGATCGCCACTTCTGACGCACGCGTACCTCACCTCACCAGCGCTGGAGGTCCACCGTGCCGTTCAACGATCTTGGCAAGAACAAGGCCCTGGACGGCCTGGACGAATCCGTATCGGGAGCCATCACCCACATCGGCGTCGGCGACCTCACACACCCCGGTACGGGCACCAACTATGCGGGCACCGAAGCAAGCGGCGGGACGCCCTCCTACGCCCGCCAGGCGGTCACCTGGGCGGCCGCGGCCAGCGGCCAGAAATCCAACTCCGGCGCGCTCGCGATCGACGTCCCCGCAGGCAGCTACGCCTACCTTCTGTACTTCAACGCCTCCAGCGGCAACACGAACAACTACCTCGGGTACGCACCCATCAACGGCAGCGCGAAGGGCTTCTTCTCCGTCGACACCACGCTGACGAACGACGCCCTCTTCTCCGTCGCCCACGGTCTAGCCGACGGCGACCGCGTCCAGCTGTTCAACGTGTTCTCCGAGACCCTGCCGACCGGCCTCACGGAGGGCACGCTCTACTACGTCGTCAATTCGGCCACGAACTCGTTCAAGGTCTCCACCACGCAAGGTGGGTCCGCGGTGGATATCACCGCTATGGGTGGCGGAGAGGGCGCGTGGCAGAAGGTCGTCCCGGAAACCTTCGCATCCCAAGGCCAGGTCACGGTGGCGATCGGCCAGCTCGTGCTCGACGCCACCGGCATCTAGGGATCGCCGATGCCCGCCCCGGCCGTGGCCGAGGTGCTCCAGACCACCAACGGCCGCACCACCACTGAAGTGCTCAACACCGCCGCAGGTACCGCAGTCGGCGACACCCTCGTCATCGTCTACGCCTCGGATTTCTTCGCGCTGGCCACGATGCCTGAGGCGACCAGCTCGGCAGGAACCCTGAGCGCGGTACGGACGATCGACATCGGCACCAACCTGGGCCACATCAAGACGTACACGTGCGCGGTCACATCCGGCGGCTCGCACACGGTCACGATCCCGGCGCATTCCGGCTGCGACATCTTCGGCGTCGTATTGCGCCTGTCCACCGCGGCCACCGTTGACGCCCATGACGGTCAGATCGATCCGACCGAGTCCACCACCTCGCACGTCGCTCCCAGCGTCACCACGACCGGCGCAGACCGGCTGCTCGTGGCGTGCTGGCTCGGAACGAACGTCAACACCGGCTGGAGCAGCCCGCCCTACACGGCGCCCGGGTCGATGACCGATAGGGCGCAGCCCAACTCCAGCCCCTTCTCAGGACTCCTGGTCGCCACCCAGGAGATCGCCGCCGCCGGCGCCACAGGCACCCGGACCGCGACCTTCTTCAGGGACGAGGCGTGGGGATCGATCTCCATCGCCCTCGCCGGACCCGCGACGGCCACCGCGCTTCCGCCCAGCCGCCGGCAGCCTCTCGGCGCCCTCATCCAGCTCTAGGAGGCTCACATGGCCCAAAGAGGCGTCTACACCGTGGTCTTCGACCAGCAAACCGTGGCAGCCTCCAGCGGCGACTACGACCTGTTCGAACTCACCCCGGCAGACGACAAGGCGATCGAGATCGTCGCCCTCAAGCTCTCCAACAAGAGCGAGGTCGGCGACACGCAGGAGGAGATGGTCGCCTACTCGATCGTGCGAGGCAACACCACCTCAGGCAATGGCACCTCCACCACCCCGCGCCCCCTCGACCCGAACGACGGCGCAGCCTCCTTCACCGCCGAGACTGTGGGCTCAACCCCTGCATCCTCGGGCACAGCCATCACGCTGGTCGCCGACACCTTCAATGTCCGGGCGGGCTTGAACGAGATCTACCCCGAGCTGATGCGGCCGAAGGCGAGCCAGGCGGACACCACGCTGTGCGTGCGCCTGCTGACCGCGCTGGCAGACGACGCCACCTTCTCCGGCACTGTCTGGGTTCGCGAGCTGTAGATGACGCTCTTCGAGGCGGCACCCGTCCCGATCCGGCCACGACGATTCCTGCCTTCGGCCCCAGCGGTCGTTCAGGTCCCGGCCGCGGGCACCAGCACGGTGGCTCTCGCGTCCACCTCGACCGCGGTCAAAGTCGCCGTCGTGTCGGCAACCTCAGCGATCGGCCTGTCCACATCTGCCGGCGCCGTCAAGTCCACGCCGGTCAGCGGAACGACACCGGCCGCACTGGCCTCCGGCGCCGTATCGGTCCGCAAGTCGCCGGTGACAGGGCACAGCTTCCTGGCAGCGTCCACGCACACCCAGGCGGTCAAGGCCGCCGCCGCGGCAGGCCACAGCGCAATCCTGACCGCTTCCCAGGCGACCGCCCTCAAGCGGACTCTCGCCGCCGCCACAGCCGCGATGGCCATCGCATCGACCGGCACCGCACGCAAGACCACTCCCGCCTCCGCGGCCGGCGTGCTCCTGCTCACCGGATCCCGCTTCGTGACCGAGGTACGGGCGGTGTCCGGCCACTCGTACCTGGCGCTCGCGACCCACGCCACTCTCGCCAGCGCCGGACGCCCTTCGCGCCTCGGCGGCAGCCTCGTCTCCGCCGGCCATCTCGGCGGCTCCATCGCAGCCATGGATCTCGGCGGAGAGCCCGCATAGGGAGGGCCGCTGGTGACCGACTACGTCAACGTCGACCTGACCGAGGACGACGACGAAGGGCCCATCTTCCGCATCACCGGCGACGGCGCCGCGCTGAATCTGACCGGCGCCACCGTAGTCGCCATCATCAAGGCCAGCCAGCACGTGGAGGACGACGCATCCTCAGGCGTGTACACGCTGACCTCGGGCAGCGGCCTCACGGTCACCAGCCCGACACAGGGCCTGGTCCAGCTCACCATCCCAGACGCGGTAACCGAGTCACCGAGCATCTGGTTCTACAAGATCCGCGTAACCTCCGGATCCCCAGCGACCACGAAGACAGCCATCGCCGGCTGGCTCTCCGTCGCCAATGTCTAGGACCACCGTCTGCAGCACCCCAGCCTGCCCCAACCTCGCTGAAGGCGGCCGGTGCGCGGACTGCCGCAGCCAGGCAGAGAAACGACGCGGAAGCAGGCACGAGCGCGGCTACGGGCACGAGCACGAGACCCGGTTCCGCCCAGGAGTTCTCGCACGAGACCCGACATGCAGGATGCCGGACTGTATCGAGCCCAGCACGGACGCCGACCACTACCCGCTGGACCGCAAGGAACTCGTACAGCGTGGCCTCGACCCGGACGATCCCCGCTACGGCCGAGGCTTGTGCTCCCAGCACCATAAGCAGGAGACGGGCAGGAGACAGCCGGGTGGCTGGGCTGCTCGATGATCAACGGCCACCTAGTCGGCCGAGTCGGGCGCTCCTTCAAAGGTGCACGGGCACGGCGCAGATGCCATCAACCTCGCCTCCCTGTTGTAGTGGGCGACCTGCCGCGACCCGAGGCACATCCGGCACGGGAACGCTGCCGCGATGTACGGGTCCAGCCACACCTTGTGGTCCGACGCGGTCGGCGGCGGAGGCGGAGGCTTCTGGCACGCCTCGGCGGGCTCGTTGTCGCCACCGACCCAGCCGAGCCCGCCACAGAAGAGACAGCGGAGGAACAGCGGGCCCAACCGTTCGCCCTTACGGCCCTCGCATTCCGGGCATGTGATCGGGTCGGTCATGCTCGCCCTGTCCCGCCGCAGTTGGAGCACGGCACCCAGACGCGTTGCTTGTTCTCCTCGCCGTTCAGCTCCATCCACTCGCCCTGGGCTCCGAGGCAAACTCTGCAGACGGGCGGTGCCTCGTCGTCGTCCCTCGCCATGGCCTGCACCGTAGCCGGAGGCGCACGCACTGTATGTGGCCGAGACAGATCTAGAGCCGTACCGCGGCCCGTTCGGTCACTCTCGGTACAACTCGCCACGCACGGGAGACCCGATCTCGGTCACGCTGAACAACAACCAGGACGTGGGTGATCGCCGATGGACATCCTTCTCATCCTCGCTCTCGTAGCCTTCCTCGCCGCCGCAGTCGTAGCTGGCACCCAGAAGTCCTGGGTCCTCGTGCTCGTCTGCGTCGGCCTGTTCCTGCTGACGCTCGCCCAGACCGGGCTGATCGACAGCTAACCCACGGCACAACACCAGCGCTCACGCTTGTTGGGCGGGAGCCTGACGAGTCGGCCTCTTCAGCCGCCGCTCCTCGGCCATCGCCTTGGCAAATCTGGCTTGGTCTTCTTCCCACGCGCCGATGGCCGACAGGGCAGAGGCGAATGCTTTGTTGCGTGGAGGAACCGGCATGCCGATGCTGAGGCTCCGCAGGCACTCGCGGGCGTACAGGCACGCAGCCTGCCTTGTGCGCGACTCCGAATCCAAGATCACATCCCAGTGGAAGTCCGCCAGACTCAGCAGCCGGCGCGCCTGATCCAACTCACCCCACACGGCGGCATCGCCGATGTCGTCGATGGCGAGTTGAAGGTCGAGCAGCACGCCGTCCCTCTCCTCGCTCCACGCGAAATCAAGATCCTCAAATCCGGTCAGTTCGTCGTGGTAATCCTCGAAGGAGATCTGATTCCCCAGGAGCTGTACCGTCAGCCGGTCACTCGGCTTATCGGGAAGCCGGATCAGACGAGCCAGCGCCTCACGAGCCTGAACCACAGCCTGACGTTCACGATCATCGGCGCGCCTTCCCCGCTCGATAGCAGCCTGACGGCGCAACGTCAGCCACGTGGTGAAGATCGACACAGCGCCGCCGATGACAGTCCCGATGCTCGCCGACACAATCGTCGCCCAGTCCATGAACCGAATGTCCACGATCGGCAGGGCCACGTCTCCCGAACGGAAATCTCGCTCTATCCCGTCACACAGCTCAGACCACATCGCGACATGCTGTGAACCGTCAACTACCGATGCCTGAGCTTGGTGAGCTTCAAGTCCTCTCCCTCACCCGCAGCGAGCACCACCACGTACGGTGTCGCATCGACGCCGCCACCCACGAACACGCCACGGAACGCACGGCCGGCGTCCATGTCCCGCGCCACCTTCGACGCCGCACCCTTCGCCAGATAGCCGACAGCCACCGGGATCTCGCCCTCGCTCGGCACCACAGCGAACACCAGCACAGCGTTGGAGTCGTAAGGGTTGTCCGGCTCACGCACGAGATCAACCTCAGTACCGGCCCTCACATACCTCGTGAGATCACCCATGTACCGAGACCCGCGGACCTTCACCGCAGAGTATTCGACATGCATGTGGACAGCACACCGCGAAGTGATCCACATCTCCCCGTAAACGAGGTAACTGTCCGCAGCTGGCCACCCTCCACAAGGGGTGGGGGATGATCACTGCAAACATGCTGAAACAGAGGACCGCGGGGGAGGTGCCTCCTGGGTCCGCCAGGACAGAAGGTCCTTGATCGACTTCCCGATGGTGACGCAATGTGACCATCACCGATGCCGCGCAATGCGGCGGAGGAGTGATTGCCATGCCGAGAGGCGGACATGCCAATTCCGGCCCGCCGCCGGACCCGAACGCTCTACGTCGTGATCGTCCGGGCGATGCAGCCACCTGGACGACCCTTCCCGCCGAGGGGCGCCAAGCCGACCCTCCGGAGTGGCCTCTGCTTGAGCCCGATGGCCGGGAGTGGGAGCTGTGGGCGGACCTGTGGACGAAGCCGCAGGCGTTGATGTGGGAGCGGCTCGGGCAGTGGTACGAGGTCGCGATGTGCGTGCGGATGCTGGCACGCGCGGAGCAGCCGAAATCGTCGATCGAGCTGCAGAAGGTTGTCCGCCAGTACTTCGACTCGCTGGGCTTGTCCACGCAGGGGATGCTGCGGAATCGGTGGCGGATCGCTCCGAACGAGGTCGCGGAGAAGCGGGCGACGAAGACTGCGGCGAAGGCTCCGGCCGGGCGGTCGATGCGTGACCGACTGAAGGCTCTTGATGGCGGGGGAGCGTAGCTCTCGTCCTCTGCTCGTCGCGCCGGCGTGGGTCGAGGCGCACTGCGTGATCCCGGACGGGTTCCGGCGTGGGGCGCCGTTCAACCTGTACGACTACCAGCTGCGCTATCTCGCCGCCTTCTACCTGGTGCGCGGCGATGCTGTGTGGCAGCCGGAGGATCCGGTCCTGGGTCCGGCCTTCGTGTATCGGCGCGGTTTGCTGGTCGGGCCGCAGAAGATCGGCAAGGGGCCGCATACTGCCGCGCACATCTGCGTGGAGGGTGTCGGGCCTGCGCTGTTCGCGGGCTGGGCTGGGCGGGACGACGGTTACGCGTGTTCGGATTTCGAGTGTGGTTGCGGCTGGGAGTACGCCTACGAGCGCGGCGAGCCGATGGGCATGCCGTGGCCGACGCCGCTGATCCAGATCACTGCGGTGTCAGAGGAGCAGACGGACAACATCTACGGCGCGCTCCGGCCGATGATCGAGCTGGGGCCGCTGTCGGACCTGATCCCGAAGACGGGCGAGGAGTTTATCCGCTTGCCGGGCGGCGGCCGGGTGGACACGGTGACGTCGTCGGCTCAGTCGCGGCTGGGCCAGCGGATCACCTTCGCGCCGCAGGACGAGGTCGGGCTGTGGACGCCGACGAACCGGATGACGAAGGTCGCCGACACCCAGTACCGCGGTCTTGCGGGTATGGGTGGGCGGGCGTCGGCGACGACGAACGCGTGGGATCCGTCGGAGAACTCGGTTGCCCAGCAGCAGTTCGAGTCGTCGGCGAAAGACATCTACCGGCAGTTCGTCCAGCCTCCTGGCCACCTCTCCTATCGGAACAAGGTCGAGCGCCGGCGGATCCATCGGATCGTGTACGCGGAGGCGCTGAAGGACAACGGCGGCCATGTGGACCTCGACTCGATTGAGGCGGAGGCCGCGGACCTGGCTGAGCGGGACCCGGCTCAGGCTGAGCGGTTCTTCGGCAACCGGATCGTGTACGGCGCCGGCCACTTCATCGACGGCGACGTGTGGGATGGCAGGGCGGCGCCGCGCGACGTCCCTGATGGCGTGCCGGTGGTGCTCGGCATGGACGGCTCAGACTCTGATGACTGGACCGGTATCCGGGCGGAGACCGCTGACGGATACCAGTTCACCCCGACGTTCGGCCCTGGCCGGCAGCCGACGGTGTGGGATCCGGCCGCATACGGCGGGCAGGTGCCGCGGCTGGAGGTGGCGGCGGCCTTCGACGAGCTGATGACCCGTTACCGGGTGGTGCGCGCCTACATCGACCCGCCCGGATGGTCATCGGAGATCGACGCTTGGGCCGAGCGGTACGGCGACAAGGTCGTCATCAGATGGGCGACGTACCGGCCGGTACAGATGCATGCGGCGAACGAGCGGCTGCTGGTGGACGTCGGTAAGGCAGATTCGCCGTTCACGCATGACGGTTGCCCGATCACGGCGATCCACGTCCGCAACACCAGAAAGGCGCCGCGCCCTGGTCAGCGGTATGTGCTGGCGAAGGCCAGCCACACCCAGAAGATCGACCTGACCGTGTGCTCGGTGCTCGCGCACGAGGCGTACGGTGACGCGCTCGCTGCTGGCTTGTTCACGGTTGAGAAGCCCACAGAGAACCTGATCTACACGGCGTCATCGACACGGCGGAGGTGACGCCCGGTGGCTATGCCTCTGCCTGTCTCCGAGGTGACGGTCTCGGATGAGGCCCGCCGGGCGGTCGCGCTGTTGAACCGGCTCGCGGACGAACTGCGGCGCCGGGAGCCGGAGACGACGAAGCGGCTGGACTACTACAAGGGCGAGCACAAGCTCTGCTACGCATCGCCCGAGTTCCGTGACTATTTCGCGGATCGGTTCAAGGGTTTCTCCGACAACTGGACCGCGCCCGTGGCTGCAGCGCCGGCGGAGCGGATGAATGTCCTCGGGATCCGGTTGCCGGGGCAGCAAGAGACTGACGCTGAGCTGTCGGAGGCGTGGCGGCTGGCCGACTGTGAACGCGGCTCCAGTGAGGCGTTCGTCGTCATGATGGCCGCGGCTCGCGCATACTGCCTGGTGTGGGGCACCGAGGATGACGAACCTCGGGTGACGTGGGAGCGGCCCGATCAGGCGATCGTCGCCTACGACTCCGACACGGGCGAGCCGATCGCCGGGCTGAAGCTGTGGGCGGACGACACTCGCGAGTACGCGACCCTGTACGAGAAGCTCTTCGTGTGGAAATTCGACCGGCCACGGTATGCCCGGACGGGTTACAGCGTGGCAGGGCTGATCGTCCCTCAAGGTAGCGATGTGGTGCGGTCGGCTGGGCCTGAGGGCTGGCTACCGCGGCGGGGTCCGAACGATGACACGTGGCCGGTCGCGAATCCGATGAGGCGCGTCCCCATGGTGGAGCTGCGCAACCAGACGCTGCTCGATGATGACCCCATCAGCGACATTGCGGGCGTGATGGCCATGCAGGACGCCATCAATTTGACGTGGGCGTACTTGATGAACGCCTTGGACTTCGCGTCGCTGCCGCAGCGGGTCGTGATGGGCGCCGACATCCCGAAGTTGCCGATCTTGGATGAGAACGGGCAGAAGGTCGGGGAGCGGCCGATCCAACTGGACACGCTCATCAACGAGCGGATTCTGTGGTTGACCGGCGGCGCCACCATCGGCTCGTGGCCGGCGGCGGATCTGGCCGCCTACAGCAACGTGATCGAGCGGGCGATCGAGCACCTGGCCGCGCAGACCCGGACCCCGCCGCATTATCTGATCGGCAAGGTCGCCAACCTGTCTGCGGAGGCGCTCACCGCCGCGGAGACCGGCCTGGTGGCCAAGACCGGTGAGCGGATCGTCTACTGCAACAGCGGGATCAGGGAGATTAACTCGCTGATGGCTGCCGCGATGGGCGACGAGGCGAAGGCCAAGGCGTGCCGCCGTGGTGTCGTGGTGTGGGCGGACACGCAGTTCAGGGCGATCGGCCAGAAGGTCGATGCGCTCATGAAGTTGAAGGCGATGGGCTTCCCGACCAGGTGGATCGCTGAGCAGTACGGGCTCGAACCGCCGGAGGTGGAGCGGGTCATGGCGATGATCGACGAGCAGGCGCAGTTGGACCCGCTCAACCAGATGGTCAACGGCGGAGTCGAACTACCTCCGCCGCCCAGCGCGGCGGCGGGCGAGATCCCGTTCCCGGCCGAGGAGTAGCCGGTGGCGACGCCGCGAGAGATAGCCGTCGCCCACCAGCGGCGCCAGCGGTCCGTCCTTTTGGCGGTGGTAGCGGCGATTCTCGGGCTGTGGCGGCGCATCAACCGCGACAGGCTGACCGAGTCGTGGCAAGCCGGTGTCGGGCCGTCGATCGTGGAGACGATGGCGCGGGCTCAGGTGAGTGCGGCGGCGCTGGTGCCTGTCTATTTACGGGAGCTGGCTGAGGCTCAACGGATTGGCGCGCCTGAACTTGAGGTGGTGCCGGAGGCGTTCGGGCGGAGCGCGTCGGATGGGCGTCCGCTGGAGACGCTCATGTACCAGCCGGTCATCGCTCTCAAACGGCTCCTCGCAGATGGTGTGCCGATCGAAGATGCGATGCGGAGAGCGACCGCTCACATGGCGATGATCGCCTCCACACAGGCGGCCGACGCCGGACGTGGAGCCGTCGAGGCGGGCATGACCGTCCAGCGCGAATGGACGATGTACGTGCGGGTGGTCAACCTGCCCGCCTGCTCGCGATGCATCATCCTGGCAGGCCGGGTGTATCCGCACTCCACGGGCTTCCAACGCCACCCCAACTGCGACTGCGAAATGATGCCCGTGACCAGCGATGATGTGTCGCTCCCATCGCCGCAGACCTTGTTCAAGCAGATGTCGCCCGAGGAGCAGAACCAGCGGTTCGGCAAGGCGGGCGCCGAAGCCCTCCGGCTCGGCGCCGACATGGGCCAGGTGGTGAATGCCCGCCGCGGCATGCGGACTGCAGGCCAGCGGCTGGTCACCACAACCGGAACCTCCCGCCGTGGCGTCGCGGGCAGGCGCCTTCGCGGCCGAGTTCGGCTGATGCCGGAGTCGATCCTGGCCGAAGCCGGAGATGACCGGGACCTCGCCGTCGACCTGCTGCGGCAGTACGGCTACCTGATCGAACGCTGACCTTCTTAACCCGTCCTGCCTCCGCTGGCCGGGCTGTTTCGCATGCCCTCGCGCAACGCCAGGGCTCCACCTTCCGCAATGGGAGACACCTCGCATGACCACCGAATCCACCCTGCCCTTCCACCCTCGTACTGGCCTTCAGGCGCTCGGACTGTTCCGCAATGGAAAGCCGATCTGGCCCGCGCTCGGCGCCTCGGAGGACGGCGATGACGATGTCGTCGTCTCTGACGCGGACGACTCTTCGGGCGACGCGGACACAGACGCCAAGGCCGACTCCAGCACCGATGACGGTGCGGATGACTCCGGCCGGGATGCTGGCGCTGACGACGACAAGCCGCTCGGCCCCAAGGGCGAGCGGGCCCTGCAGGCGGAGAAGGACCGGCGCCGCGAGGCAGATCGTCTGCGCAGGCAGGCGGCGAGGGAGCGGGATGAGGCTCTCGCCGAACTGGCCCGGCTGCGGCAAGCGGCAGAGCAGAAGCCGGCAGGCGACGACGCCGACGACAAGGGCCCCGATCTGGATGCCATCCGCAGGGAGGCGACGGAAGCGGCCAAGGCCGCGGTCAAGGCGGAGGTTTTGAAGGACCGCGTCAGCGACAAGATCGAAGTACTTGCTGCGAAGCGATTCCAGGACGCGGGCGATGCAGTCACGCACCTGATGCGCTCCAGCGAGATCGCGGACTTCCTCGACGGCGACAAGATCGACGCCGAGGCCATTAAAGAAGCTCTCGACGAGCTTCTCGAAAAGAAGCCCTACCTGGCTGTGGCAGCGCAAAGCACCCGGCGATTCCAGGGCTCAGGGGACGGCGGTGCCCGCAAGGGGCCCCAGAAGCCAGCCCAGTTCACCAAGGACGACCTCAAGCGGATGTCGCCCGAGGAAATCGTCAAGGCGCAGGACGAGGGACGTTTCGACGACCTTCTCGGCATCGCGCGCTAGCTGATCAACAAGGAAGGCTGAAATGTCTATCAGGCGTTTCGTGCCGGAGATCTGGTCCGCCCGCCTGTTGGTGGCGCTCCGGAAGAAGCTCGTGTACGCGGGCCCCGGCGTTGTGAACCGCGACTACGAGGGCGAGATCCAGGAGGCGGGCGACACCGTCCGCATCACGTCGATCTCCGACCCGACTGTGGCCACGTACGTGCCGAACAGCACCACCATCACGCCCGAGGAACTCACCGACGCCCAGCGGACGCTGCTCATCGACCAGGTGAAATATTTCGCGTTCAAGGTCGACGACGTGGACGCCCGCCAGGCGAAGGGAGACGTCATTCCCGAGGCCATGTCTCGCGCTGCGTACAAGCTGGCCGACGTCGTCGATCAGTATGTGGCCGGGCTGTACACCGGCATTCCGGCGGCGAACGTGGTCACTGCTGTCACCATCGACACCTCGAACCCGACCTCGTGGGCGACGGAGGCGGCCAAGGCGTACAACGACGTCCTCATTCCGCTGAAGGTCGTGCTCGACCAGGCGGACGTTCCAACCGAGGGACGCTTCGTCGTCATCCCGCCGGTCTTCCACGGCGTGCTGCTGCGCGATGACCGATTCGTCCGGCTGGACGCCTCCGGCACCACCGAGGGCCTGCGCAACGGCATGGTCGGCCGGGCCGCCGGGTTCGACATCCTCATGTCGAACAACACCCCGGTCCCCGGCGCGAACCAGAACGTCATCACCGCGGGCACGGACATGGCGATCTCCTATGCCGAGCAGATCAACAAGACCGAGGCGTACCGGCCCGAGGGCGGGTTCTCCGACGCGGTCAAGGGGCTCGCGCTGTACGGGGCCAAGCTTCTCCGCCCCGAGGCACTCGCCTCCTGCACCATCACCACCGGCTGAACGGAGGACTGACTCATGGCTCGTACCGCCGTGGCCTACCGGAACCTGGTGGCCAACAGCTCGCTCAACGGCGCCACCGGCCCGACGACCGTGGATTCCACACTCGTCACCAACGGCGTTGTCGTCAACGCGGCCGTCCCGGAGCTCACCGTCATCCGGGTCACCCACACCGACGCCACCGCGCACGACTTCATCCTGCGCGCCGGCGACTACCCGCCCGCGTGGGCGGCCGGTCAGGGCGACCTGACCGTTGAGGTGGCGGCAACCTCCGGGGTCCGCTACTTCGGCCCGTTCGAGTCCGGCCGGTTCCTCCAGTCGGACGGGACCATGCACATCGACTTCGAGACCGGTTTCGCGGGCAGCATCGACATCCTCAAGGTGCCGAGGGGCACCTGATGACGGAAACCGGACACTTTCGTGGCTCCGGCAACGTCGTCTGGGAGCTCAGCCTGCCGCTCAACGAAGTCATGCAGGAGCAGCTCACCAAGGGCTACCTGCTCCGGGTCAACGCGGACGGAAGTGCGTATGTGGAGGCTGCAGCCGGAGAATCCGAGATGAGCGTTGACGACGCCCCGGCCGTCGAAGCGCCGCCGCCCACCAGCGCCTCGAAGGCTCATTGGGTCGGCTATGCGCACAGGGTGCATGGCATCCCCATTGATGACGCCGAAGCGATGACGAAGAACGACCTGATGGAGCGATTCGGCGCCCAGGCATAGGAGGACCCGATGCCTCCTCTGCCCTTGGCCTCTCCCGCTGACGCGGTCAGGCTCGGCTACACCCTGCCCTCAGGCCGGGAGATGGAGTTCCTGGCCCGAGCCTCCGCCCGGCTGCGCAGAGATGCCGGCAGGCCGATCTCTTCGACCACCTCGACCGTCCGCCTCAGGGTGGAGGGCGGGAAGGTCATGCTGCCGGGCGGACCGGTCACCGCGGTCTCCACCGTGGTCCGGCTGCCGGAGGACGGCGGCGCCACCCTGACCGGGTGGCGGTGGGACGGCATGGAGCACATCCACTGCATCCCGCTGTGGTGCGCAGACGTACTCGTCACCTACACCCACGGCCTCGCCACCATCCCCGACGAGCTGCTGGACCTCGTCTGCTCAGTCGCCGTACGGCTGGGCCAGACCGAGGAAGCGCCAGGCATGGAAGTGGGCAAGCGCTCCGAGTCCATCGATGACTACGCGGTCACCTACGCGGTCGAGGCGATCGAAACCGCGTCCGGGCTGCTGCCGGGGGAGAGCCAGCAACTGGCCGCGTTCCTCGGCTCCTCGCCGGGCGCGTACGTGGTGAGGCCGCGATGAGTGTCTCCGGCGTCCTCGCCCAAGGCCGGGCGGCGGCGCTGCAGCTCATGCGCGACACCTGTGTGGTGGAGCGCAAGGACGGCGATCCAGTCCTCAACGAGACCACCGGCGTCCTCGAGCAGCAGTGGGCGCCCATATACACCGGCGCATGCCGGGTGAAGCCCCGTTCCTCATCGGAGACGGAATGGGGCGAGCGAGAGGTCACCCTGCACTCGTATGTGGCCGTGCTCCCGTGGGACGCCGCACCCGAAATCCAGCGTGAAGACCAGCTCACCATCACCGCGTCCGACGACACCTGGCTGATCGGACGCCACCTTGAGGTGATCGCCATCTCCCTCGCCGGGGCCGCAACGGCCCGGCGCCTGCTCGTAGAGGACAAGGAGGGCTGATGGCCGAGATTGACGTCTCCGAGTTGCTCGGCCTTGTCCGTTACCTCGACAACGCCGAGCACGAGGCTGCTCGTAGGACCCATCCCGTGGTTGAGCGTCACGCCAAGGCACTCGGCGAGCAGTGGCGGAAGAACGCGCGGGCGACTGCACGCCGACACGGCAAGCGCTACCCCAGCAGTATCACCGCCGGACAGGTGCCTACCGCTTCGGCAATCGAGTGGGAGATCGGGCCCGAGTCGATGCTGCCCCAGGGCGGCATGGGGCGCGGTTTCGAGTACGGGTCACGCAACCAGCCGCCCCACTGGGACGGTGCCCGGGCGGCGATCCAGGAGGAACCCAAGTTCGTGGCGTCCATCGATGAGGTCGTCCGGAGCCTGTTGTGACTCCGTTACCGTCGAGGCCGCTCGCCCAGGCGTTGCTAGATCGCTGGCGTCTCGCTGTGCCGGTAACGCTGACCATCCATGATGCGAAGGCACCCCAGGATGCGGCTCCGCCGTATGCGGTGATCTTCTTCGACACCGGAATGAAGTCGGGGTTCCACCGCAACCTCGTCAACGACGGGCCGAACGAGCTCCGCTACCAGGTCACCTCGGTGGGGGAGACCCGAGATCAGGCTGCGTGGGTAGCCGACAAGATGGCTGCCGCGGTACTCGGCAGCGCTCCCGAGCTGCCTGGTCGGAGGATCTGGCCGGCCGTTGAAGAGGGAAGCCAGCCAGTTCGGCGTGAGGACGAATCGACCGCGTTGTTTTACGGCACCTCGCAGTACCTGACCAGGTCAGATCCAGCCTGACATCCAGTTTCCGGCCCGCCTCCGAGCGGGCTTTTTTCATGCCCTGAGGAGAGCCCGCATGGCTACCTACACCGCCGAGGCGATGACGGTCGCTGGGACCGCCCTGACCTCCAGGTCTGCCGCCTCCGGAGACAAGATCACCCCGGACGACAACCTGTTCCTGATCATCACCAACGGTGGCGGCTCGCCCATGACCGTCACGGTCGCCGTGCCTGGGACCAACTCCTACGGCGAGGCGAATCCAGACCCGGTCCGCACGATCACCAACGCCACCACGAAGGCGGTCAAGCTCCTGCGCGAGTGGGCCGACCCCAGTGACGGGCTCATCGCGCTGACGTGGTCGGCGACCACCAGCGTCACCTACTTCGTCGTCCGGGGCTGACGTGAGCCAGCACCTCATCCGCGACGAGTACGGCAACGAGTTCCCCGTCGACTCCACCGCGCTCCCGTTCTGGGAGAACCGCGAGGGCCACACCATCGTCGGCCCCATCCCCGAGCCCGGCGACGAGCCTGAGCCCGCCGAGGCCACCAAGACCACGAAGAAGGCGGCGCCCCGGCCTGCCTCAGAAGACAAGGAGTAGCAGGCCATGGCCAAGCGGCTCACCGACGGGAACACGAAGGCGACCTTCGTCCCGACCATCAACTCCCTCTCGGCGCCGACCGTCGCCGAGCTCACGGACGCAGGCATCGTAGTTCTGGAGAACACCGTCACCGATGACGGCCTCGACATCTCCTTCGATGAGGGCGCGGTCGAGGGCAATGTGCTGGCGAGCACTCAAGACTTCGAAAGCCCTGGGCGCAGCAAGGCTCAGATCGAGCTCACCTACTACCGGGATTCCACGGCTGGCTCCGACCGTATGTGGTCGGTCATGACGCGCGGCACCGCTGGCTATCTGGTGGTCCGTCGCGGTGTCACGGCCGCGACCGCCTACGCCGCGTCGCAGAAGGTCGAGGTGTACACGGTGACCTGTGGTGAGCGCCGGCCGATGGCTCCTGAGCGTGAGAGTTACGAGAAGGTGCAGCTCAAGCTGTACCCGTCTGGCACGTACACGACTGAGGCGACCGTGGCGGCCTGATGGACACAAAGCCCCCTGTTGTCGCGGACCTGCTGACCAAAGTCCGGCGCCCGGAGAAGACCGTCCCGATCTGCCTCGCAGGCGACCTGCAGGCCGAGTTTGAGGATCTCGATCGCGACCTGGCGATTGCCCGCGAGCAGCCCGCCGACGGGACGCTCGCAGGCGGCGGGAATCCGCTCGCCACGCAGCTCGCCCATCAGATCATGGAGCTGCGCGAGCGGATGCGCGAGCACACCACCGTGTTCCGTTTCCGCGGCCTTCCACGCAAGGCGTTCAGTGACCTGGTCGCTGCTCATCCGCCGTCCGATGAGGACAAAGAGACCGGCAACGACGTCAACTGGGAGACCTTCGGCGTCGCCCTCGTCTCAGCGTGCGCCGTCGAGCCGGAGATGACGGAAGCGGAGACCGGGCAACTCGCCGACGCCCTCACGCAGGCGCAGTGGGATTCCCTGTTCGCAGCCGCCTGGAGCGTGAACAAGAGGGACGTGGACGTCCCTTTCTCCTACGCCGCATCCGCGGTTCTGCAGAGCTCCAAGAAGAACTCGAAGTAGCCGCTGCGTGGGGTGTGCCACGCAGCGAGCTGCTCGGCCGGCAAGCAGCCGCAGTGACCGAGTACCACTACGACGGTGGCCGGCTGACCCACACGACGACCACGTGGGAGCCGCGCTGGCTTGATGAGGATCTCGCGTGGGCGAAGGCATGGATGCACTACCAGGCCAACAAATGCCCAGGATGCGGCTGGCAACTCGTAGAGAGCACCGCCATGCACAACGGTGAGCCTGCGCACTCCTTCCACGTCCCGGACCCGCTGCGCTGCCACGTGTGTGACGCGCGAAAGAAGGCCCAGGAAGCCCACGAGAAGAAGGGCGCCGTCGTCCGCCCCGAGGCTCAGGTATGGGTGGTCGAGCAGGTCGACTAGCTACCCGCGGCTTCGGCCCGGCGCTGGCGGTCGTTGTTCATGATGACCCCGGCAAAGAACGCCACCACACCAGCTCCCACGAGGATGAACCCTGGGATGCGCAGGAGGTTGCGCAGGTCGGAGCACCCTGCCGCGGCGTTAACCCGTCCCGAGAGAGATTGGCCGTTCTCGCTGAGAAGAGCGTTGGTCAGGTCGTTGACCCGGGCGTCGCGGCTTTCGACGAACGCACTGCCGCAGTTGACGCCCTGGCTGCTGACGGGGACGAATCCGACGATCGCGCCGACGCCGAGTAGCACCACGGCGACGATCATCAGCTTCTTGAAGGTGGTCATTGAGGATCCCCTCTTCGATGCGGGCCCCCGACTCGTCGTGATGATGACACGGTCCAACGCCTCACCCGACGCGAACGGCCCAACTCGTTACCTGCCGGGCGGGGGTGAACCTCGTGGCCGACAGGTCAGTAAGCATTTCGCTTCGCGCCCGGGTGGCCGACTTCGTCACCGGCATGGGTGCGGCGAAGAAGAGCACCCAGGACCTGTCGCGCAACATGACCGAGACCGGCGCTTCCGCGGACAGGATGCGCCAGCGCCTCGAAGCAGCCACGCGGGCACTACCGAAGATCCAGATCGACGCCGATTCGACCGCAGCCGAGATCAAGTTCGCGCAATTGCGTGCCGAACTGGAAAAGCTCGCCAGCAAGCGCATCGGGATCGACATCGATGCCGACGCCGCCCGCACCGAAATCGCGGAGATCGAACGGCAACTGGAGCAGCTCCAGCGCTCCGAAGTGGACATCAACGTCCGCGCCGACATCGGCACCGCGCTGGCCGAACTGCGGGCGATGGACGGCGAGGTGTCCCGCCTGGACGGACGCCAGGCCCACGTGCGCGTGGACGCCAACGTCTCCGGCGCACTCGCGAACATCGCCCTCGTAGCCGCTGCACTCGCATCGCTACCGGCGGTTACCACGATCGCTGTCGGGGTCGCCGGCCTCGGAGCGGCCTTCACCGCCGCCGGGCTCGGCGCCGCGGCGTTCACCGCCGCAGCCGCACCAGGGTTCGGCCGCGTCACGGAGGCGCTGAAGGCGCAGGAGGCGGCAGCCAAGAGCGCCGGAGGAGCTACGGGCGGAGCCGGACAGTCAGCGGCCCAGGCGGCTCAGCAGGCGCTCCAGCTTGAGGCGGCGGAGAAGCGGCTGGCCGATGCTCAGCGCGAGGAGAAGCAGGCACAGGAAGACCTCACACGAGCGCGGGAGGCTGGCCGCCGGGCGCTTGAGGACATGAACTTCAGCCTCGAACGCAGCATCCTCAGCCAGAAGGACGCGGCTCTCGCCGTCCGCGAAGCCGAGGCGCGCCTGTCGGAGCTGCTGGCCCGCGGCGATGCATCCGACCTGGAGATCGAGCGGGCGATGCTCGGCGTCGAGATGGCGCAGCAGAGGGCCCGTGAGCAGGAGGTCAAGACCCAGCGCGCCCGCGAGGACACCGCCGCGGCGAACAAAAAGGGCGTCGAGGGCACCAAGGAATACCAGCGCGGCCTGGAGAACCTGCGCCAGGCACAGGACAAGGTCGCCCAAGCGGAGATGCAGCTCAAGATGCTGCACCTCCAGCAGCAGGCCGCCATGTCCGGCGGCGGAGGTGGCGCATCGAAACTCGCCGATGCGTTCGCCAACCTGAGTAAGGCCGAGAAGGCGCTGGCCGTCGACCTCAAGGCGTTCATCGACGAGTACACGCGCTGGCAGCAATCCCTTCAAGCGGACACGTTCAAGGTCATCTCAGGCGGCCTGGACCTCATTTCCTCACAGCTGCCGCGCCTGTCTCCGATGGTTACAGCCACCGCCGCTTCGTTCCTGATCCTGGAGCGGGACGCGCAGCGGGCTCTTGCCGGCCCGTTCTGGTCTCAGTTCCTATCCAACGTCACTCAGCAGATCCCGACCGCGATCGTTGGACTCGGCCGGAGCTTCGGGAACGTGACGACCGGCATCGCCGGGATGATCAACGCGTTCCTGCCCTTCACTCCCACGATCGTCGGCGGGATCGAGAGAGCGACGGCAGCGTTCTCCCAGTGGGGTCAGCAACTGGCCGGATCGAACGAGTTCCGCCAGTTCATTCTGTTCGTCCAAGAGAACGCCCCACGCGTCTGGGAGATGATCAAGAATGTTGCCGGCGCCATCGGCAACATCGTCACAGCGCTCGCCCCCCTCGGCGTCGGGCCGCTGGCAGGACTCAATCTCCTCGCATCGATCGTCCGAGGCATGGACCCCGGCCACATCCAGATGATCGCCATCGCTATCGGCGCCGTCTACACCGCGGTCAAAGCGGGCCAGGCGATCAACGCGGCCGTGACCGCCCTGACCAACCTGCAAACCCGGATGGACGCAGTCGGCAACTCCGCTGGCGGCGCCAAAGGGAAGATCGCATCCTTTGCCGGGGCTCTCGGGGCCGGCGGGCCTTGGGGCGTCGCCATCGCCGCAGGCATCACCGCACTTGGGATCTTCGCTCAACGGCAGGTTGAAGCCGAAGGACGGATCAGGGAGCTGACCGCGACCCTGGACCGGCAGAGCGGCGCCGTTACCGCGGACACGCGGGAGTGGACGAAGAACCGCCTCGAAACCGAAGGCGCCCTGAAGGCGGCGCAGCAACTCGGCATCCCTCTGCAGATGGTGACCGACGCCGCTCTCGGCAACAAGGCCGCACTTGAGGGTGTCAACGCAGCGATGGCCCGCTTCACCGACGTGTCTCAGGGTGCCAAGGTCATCGGAGGCTCGTGGGCTGGGACAGTGGACGAAAACGTGCGCGCCGCCAACCTGCTCAAGGCGGCGCTCAGCGACACCAACACGGAGCTGGGCGATTCGGTTGCGGCACACCAGCGGCTCGCCGAGGCCGGTGGGCAGACCGCTACATCCAGTCAGACTGCCGGATCTGGCATCACCGCAATGGGTGGTCAGGCAGCGACAGCCTCCGGCCAGGTGATGTCGCTGCGAGACGAGTTGGACAAGCTGACCGGCTCGAACTTCGCGGCCGAGCAGGCCAACATCGCGTTCGCTTCCGCGCTCACTCGGGCGAAGGACGCAGCGACGCAGAACGGCGCCGCGACCAACACCAACACACAGGCGTACTGGAACAATCGATCCGCCTTGCTGGATGTCGCCAGAGCCTCCAATGACGTGCGGACCGCCCTGGAACAGCAGGGCGTTCCTATGGAACTGGTCAACGAGAAGGCCAGGCAGCAACGGGATGCGTTCATCCAAGTCGCCGAGAAGATGGGCTACACGAAGACTCAGGCCAAGGCGATGGCCGATCAGATGGGGCTCATCCCCAGCAAGATCGAAACCAAGGTCGACGCGCCCGGAATGCCGAAGACCAAGCAGGAATTCATCGACCTGGCCAAGGAACTCGGCGTTGGTAGAGATCGAGCCGAGGAACTCTGGCAGAAGCTCAAGCGCCTCGACGGCATGCAGGTATCGGCGACCTTCACCCTCCGCGAAGCAATGATCCGCAAGCAGGAGAACATCAAGGCACGCGCCGGCGGGATCCTCTCCTACGGCGGCGGGCACGCCATGAGGGCATTTGCCACCGGCGGCATAGAGGCTTACGCCGCAGGCGGGAGACGCCCCGGCCCACATGTAGCTACGAGCCCGACAGTCCTGTTCGGCGAGGGCTCAGGGCCTGAGGCGTTCATCCCCTACGAGCCGCGATTCAGGAGCAGAGCCGAAGCACTCGTGCAGCAGGTTGCTTCAGATTTCGGCATGCGATCCGAACGGTCGGCACCATCCAAGGTGTCTACGCCACAGCAAATGACAGCGATGAGAAGCCCTGGAGGATCTGCGCATAGCAGCACCGGCGTATCTCGTGATTCGGCGGCGACCGCCAGTGGCGGCGCATCGGTGAACTTTTTCGGCACAACGATTCGCGAGTCCGTGGATGTTGCTGTGGTGTCGGCACAGATTGGTCAGGTCCTCGATAGCCGCGGCTGAGCCCGCTCTTCACAACCACCTGATGGGAGGGCGGGCTCAGCCATGCCTTGGGATCCAGATAGCGGCCTGACATTCGGCGAATGGATGCGCGGCGGAGAACGCGTAGGTGAGGGCCGCACGGCTGATGTGGTCGTCGGGGAAACGTCCTGGGTGACCCGGGACCAGGTGGCCGAGGGGCGCACGCCCGACGGCGGCCGATTCAAAGCGGTCCGGGATCAGGCCGGTCACATCGTCACCGAAGAGACCACTTCGTCAGGCCGTCAGCGCAAACACGTCACGATCAACCTCGGTTAGGAGGCATCCGTGGCGATCACGCAAGACGGATGGTTCAACGACACCTACGTCAAGGTGTTCAGGCAGACCGTCACGATCGACGTCGGTAACACGACGCCGGGGACGTTCAAGGGCGCTCTGTGGACGGGTTCGGTGACGCCGGACTTCAGTCAGACCAACCCGGCCTACAGTTCGAGCCCCTGGAACAGCGGGGAGACGTCCGGGCCCGGCTATTCCGCCGGCGGCAACAACCTGACCGTGGTCTCGTTCGCCGAGTTGTCCGGGGTGGCGAACAAGGTCGGCTGGCGGTTCTCGGCCACGAGCTGGACGAGCGCCACGATCGCGGCTGAGGGGTTGCTTGTATACGCGCCCGGCATCTCCAACCGCGCGTTCCTTCTGCGGTACTTCGGTCAGAGCTACGACAGCTCCGACGGTGATTACACCGTTACGCCCGACGCCACCGGACTTTGGCGCACAGTGCTACGCAACGCCGCCTGACCCGATTCTTTCCGCTCTGCCCCGCCCAGGTGCGGGGCTTTTGCATGTGAGGAGGGCCAGGTCATGGCCTTGTACTGGGCTGCCAACGGGGCGATGCCGACGACGGCGGCGCTCTCGCCGGTCACGACCGGTACGTCGATCAAGACGCTGCTGCAGATCGCCACACCGTCCACGCGGGTCATCCGGATCGTGGAGTGGGGGATCAGCTTCGACGGCTCCGCCGCAGCGACTCCGATCCGGTGTGAGCTGATCCAGACGGATGTAGCGGCGACGGTGACCGCGCATGTCGCCGCCGGCGTGCAGCCGTACGACGACCCGAACGCGCCCGCGAGCCTGGTGACATTGGGTACGTCGGCGACGGGCTACACCTCCACCTCCGAGGGGTCCACGACGGCCACCCGTTACATGGACCTGCAGCTGGTGTCGCCCACCACCCAGTACGTGAAGTTGTGGCCATTGGGCCGCGAGCCGATGGTGCCGGTCAGCAAGTTCCTGCGGGTGCGGGTGACGGCAGGTGCCGCAGTGAATGCGTACACCTATGTGGTGTGGCAGGAGGCGTGAATGGCGATCGCGATCCACGGCTCTACGCCGGCGATCGTGGCGGGCGCCTCGTCCACTCAGACCACTGCGGCGTTCAATCCGCCGGCAAGTTCGGTGCTGGTGGCGTGCATGGCGTTCGAGGCCAGCGGTGCGAACGGAGCGACGCTCACGCTCGGAAACACGGGTACCTCGCTCACCTGGACTCTCCGGTCCCGGCGAGACGGTAGCGAGGGCGGTGCCGAGGACGGCATCGTGGCGATCTACACGGCGGTCAATGTGGCCGCGCAGACTGGGATTGACGTGTCCGTCACGAGCAGCCGTGAGGATGACGCCGGCGCGTTGAAGGTGTTCGTGGTGACCGGAGCCGACGTGACCGGCCCGGTGGGTGCGGTGGGTGAGGGCTCATCCACGACGGACAACATCACGCCGAACGTGTATACCTCGACGGCAGCGAACTCGAGGGCGTTCGGGATCGGCCAGGACTGGAACATTCAAGGTGCCCCGACCAGCTCTGACACTGGTTTTCCCTGGGATGTTGATGAGCGGACGAGCGGGATCGCGGTCCACAAGGCGGCCGACACCGCGACAGCTGGATCGACCGTCACGCTGAACTTCAACTCGGCCGGCGCAGCGCCTGCGTGGAACTGGGTGGCGGTCGAGATCAAGCCCGCCGTGGAGTTCATGCCGCGCCTGCCTGTCGTGATCGGCCAGGCGATACAGCGCGCCTCCGTCTACTAGCTGGGAGGCGTGGTGGCTCGTCTCGGCCGGTCGCATCCGATCCCGCCCACGATCAAGAGCCCGCTGCGGTTCTCGCTGCGAGAGATCACCCTGGGCGTCTTCGAGTCGGTCTCGGAGTGGCCCGCAGTAGAGGTGACGACGCCGAACGTCAGCCTCTTCCTGCCGCCGTTCGAGTCGGCGTCGGAGTGGCCGACACTGTCGTTCGTCCGCGACCAGGTCTTCACCCTGTCGGCCTTCGAGAGTGTCTCGGAATGGCCGACGCTCACGGTCTCGATTCCGATCAAGCCCGGCGACAGCCTGACCGGGGCCGATGGAGAGATCGAGTGGAACGGCACCTTGTGGGGGCCGACCACGGACGTGCGGGTCTTGGTCCCAGTGGAGGGCTGGCTGTCGATGCCCGGCATCGACAACCTCAATGTGGAGAAGCCGACGCAGCACGGCGCGTGGGATGCCCGGAAGCTAGCCCAGCAGCGGATCGTCAGCTTCCAGCTGCAGCCGAACTCACGCGATGACCCGACGCAGGTACAGACACTCATCGACGCGATCACCTCAGCGACCGGCATCCCGGAGTCGGAGGATCCACTGCCGCTGGTCATCAAGGCGTATGGGGAGCCGAAGCTGGCGTTCGGGCAGGTGATCGCCCGGCCGCTGGTGCTGGACGGCGACTACAACGTGGGTCTGCCGACGGTCGGCGTGGTGATCGCGTGCGGGGATCCGCGCCTGTACGGGCTGGAGCCGCACGGCGTCACCGTCGCGGTGTCCACGCCGACCGCCATCGCCAATGCAGGCAACGCCGCAACGCATCCGATCATCCGGCTTGAGGGCCCCGTCACCAACCCGGTCCTGGTCAACTCCACGCTCGGCCGGACGCTGCAGTTTTCGATCGTCGTGCCCGAGGGCGAAATCCTGGAGATCGTCACCGGCGATGGCACGGTGACGATGGATGGCGACAACCAGATGTCCACCCTCGCCGGCTCATCCGTCCCGGTCCAGGACTTCGTTCTCGCCGCCGGCTCCAACCTGATCACCTACACGGTCACGTCCGGCGGCGGTGGCGGAGCCGACTTCTTGTGGCGGGACGCCACCCTCTAAAGAGCCGGGGGTGACGGGTGACCGCGTTCGTCCGCAGCTCCATCACCGGCACAGGCGTCGGCTCCTCCTGGACCTGCCAGCCGCCGCCCGGATACAAGCCCGGCGACCAGCTCATCGCCGGACTGGTCGTGGACTCGGGCGGGGTAGCGGACCTGTCTCCGGGCTGGGAGTGGCTCGGCCGCATCTCCGGTGACATCAACTGGCTGTCGGCGATCGACGTCTACTGGCGGACCGCGACCGCCGCAGAACCCACCTACACGATCTCGCAGGCCGAAACCGCGGACGGCGCGATCGTCATCGCCGCCCTGGGTAACGCGCTCGGCATCCCGCAGGTGTATGGCACTGAGGTGCAGCCGGCCACCACGGCTGTGGAGTCGCCGTCTGCTCTGCCGGAGTGGCCGCTGGGGCTGGATCTGCGGATCGCCGCAGGGGTGCCCAACAACCAGCCGGTCTCGTGGAGCACTCCGCTCGGGTACACGCTGATCGGGTCGGCGCAGTCTGAGGACGACGTCGCCATCACGATGTGCGTCAGTCCGCTGGCCTCGACGGCGCCGGTCGACGAGGAGACGCACTTCGCGTCCAACGTGCTGGTGTATGCGGGCGCGTACACGGTCCTTGTCCGGGCGAGGCAGGCGCCGGTTCCGCAGCCGCCGGTGGTGCAGCCCTTTGCTCCCGGCCGCGGCTCCTCCAGCTACCGGTACGTTTTCACGCGGCTGCTGGACCGCACGTATCTGGGTGACCTTGACCTCGTCAACGTCGCCTTCGACAAGCGGATCCTCCAGCCGGGGACCCTCAATGCGGCGATCCCGATCCCGTCCCGCAAGGTCGGCGACCAGGTCGCGGAGATCATCCCGCGAGACGCCACCGAACTTGGTAGCGGCCCAGGTGTGATCACCTGCCAGATCTACCGCGAGGGCGAGCCCTGGGGCGAGTACTGGATCACCAAGGCCACCCCGTCCCGAGGCCGGCGCGGCACGCCCGCGATCGCGCTGCAGGGCTCCACACTGGACGCCTACCTGGCCCGGGTGGAGATCCAGGATGATCTCGTCTTCGGCGGCGACGATCAGATCGCGATAGCCCGGGGCCTGCTGAACTCACTGCTGGGGCAGGCCAACGCCAACATCTCCCTCAGCCTCCAAGCCGGAACCTCCGGCGTCGTCCGCGATCGCACCTATCTGGAGTCCGAGGGCGGCACCTACGGGCAGCGGCTGATCGAGCTGGCGCAGGTGGACGACGGCTTCGAATGGATGATCAACCTTGAGCTGGTGGGCGGCTCCCTCGTACGCCGCTGGGTGTGGGGCTACCCGACGCTCGGCACCCTGGACCCGCCGCCGCACCTTTTCGCGGACGGGCGCAGCGCCGGAGACATCCTGGACTGGTCAGAGGAGATCGACGCCCTGCGCGGCGCCACCCGCTGGCGGGCCCGCGGCTCCACCGTCTCCACCGACGCCTCCACCACCTCCACACCCGTCGTCTCCGGCGTGCACTCCGCGACCGCCCACCTGGCGGCCGGGTGGCCGCGCCTGGACCGGACCCTGTCCTACAGCACGGTCACACAAGCCGCCACCCTGGACGACTACGCCGCCTTCTGGGCGGCCAAAGCAGCAGGCGCGCTGCGTGTCGATCAGGCAACCGTCGCGCTCGGAAAGATCCCCTCGCTCACACCCAACAACCTCGGCGACGCCGCCCGCTTCTATCTCAACAACGAGTGGCACCGCGGCGAGTGGCGCACCCGGCGCATCATCGGCATAGGCATCACACCGTCCTCCCGCGACCACGGCAAAGAGGAAGCACGGCTGGTGCTCGAGGGGCAGGAGGCGCCAGGTGCCTAACGTCTACCCCGGCGACCCTTGGGAACGCATCCGGCAACTGGAACGCGATGTGGAAGAGCTGAAGGCGCTGCTGGGAGTCCGGCAGCCGCTCACCAAGGCATCCGCCGGCTGGGAGATCCCCTCGCAGTCGACTCCCGCCGTGCCGGATACGGGCGGCCACCTGTACGCCTCCGGCGCGGACCCGTACTGGAGGGACTCCTCTGGCCTCTCCTACACCCTGAAGCCGCAGGTAGTTCCAGGCGTCTCGGTTGCTGACCCGCCGGACTTCACATCCTCCTCCTCCGCAGGCCCCACGTATGACAGCTCTGTGCAGAACATGCTGACCAATCTGCGCGCGGACGCGGCAGGCACCAAAATCGCCCTCGACAACCTGCTGTCATCCCTTCGCGGCGGTGGAGCCATCGCCAGCTGATCGTGGACGTCCGGTCATCGGCTCACTCCTGAGGGTGCTGCGTGCATGCCGGTGATGGGAGCACGGACGGCCACCTCATTGATCGTGCCGCCCGTCTTCTGGGCCGGAAGCCCACGAGGGTGCGGACGGGCGGCACTCCTTCACCCTCCAAGACCGATGCCGGGAGGCGTCTCGTGCTGCGACGACATCTGCACGCCCTCTGGCGGCGCCTCGGCCGGCGCGGCGTCTTTCTCCTGTTCGTCGCCTACCTCTACACCGTCTACGGAGGTTTGGGATTTCTCCTCGCTCCACCGGAGACGCGCGCCAACCCCACTTACGTGTGGCTGGCGACGCTGTTCCCGCTCAATGTCTGGGCGGCCCTGTGGCTGCTGGCTGGCGCGTGCTGCCTGGTGCAGGCGTGGCAGCGGTGGGACCGCATCGCCTACTCGGCCGCGGCTGGGCTCATGGCGGCGTTCGGGGCCATCCACCTGGTGGGCGGCATCGCAGGCGTGCTGCCGCGCGGCTGGGTGTCGGCGTCCATCTGGTTGTTCTTCGCCGGTGTCATCGCCCTGATCTCCAACTGGCCGGAAGCCTGGGACCGCGGCCGGAGGTGAACGATGACGCCTGAAATCTGGGTCTCCATCGTCGCCGGCGTCTCGGCGGTGGTCGGCGCAGGCTTCTCCTTTCGTGCCAGCACGAGGGCGAACCAGCTGGCCGAGCGCAAGGTCGAGCAGGAGGCGTACGACAAGAACATCGCCTACTACGAGAAGCTCGTCGCCCGGCTGGAGAAGGACCTCGACCAGCTTCGGGCCACCGTCGATCGGGCTAACGACCAACTGGCGCACGAGCAGGACGTCTCGAAGGCGCTTCGCGACCAGATCCGCACCATGCAGCGGCAGCTCGACATTCTGGAGCGGACCCTCAATGAGCTGCGCGGCTCCACTGACCGGCCTCAGGCGATGGAGGGGCAATGAGTGAGAAGACCGAAGCCGAGCTCACCACCGAGGGCGTGGATGTCCGTCAGTGGGGGCCATCTGAGGGCGACGAGGAGCTCGTCCTGCGCGCCTTGTATGGCGAGCCGGACCAGGATGGCGTCTACCGCGGTGTGGGGTCGGCGTGAGCGCGGCGAGCATGCTGGCGGCGATGCGCTCCTACCTGGGCACTGAGGGCAGGCCGAATGTACTGACCCGCCGGTACGCGGCCCGGCACGGAGCCGAGTTCTTGCAGGCGCCGTGGTGCAACATCACCATCACCGAAGCGGCGCGGGAATCCGGCAACGGGCTTGCGGTCCTACCAGACGGCGACAGGGCGTACACAATCTGGCATGCAGAGGACGGCCGCGACCTGGGCCGCTGGCATGAGGGCACGGTGCAGAGCATCCGCCGATTCGCGGAGCCTGGCGCGATCGTGTTTTTCGATTGGGCTGGCACAAACACCATCGCCAAGATCGACCATGTCGGGATCATCGAGAAGGTCCTGGACGACGGGCGTATCCAGACCATCGAAGGCAACAGCGGAGACGCCTGCAAGCGGCGCGTTCGTAGCGCGGGCGTCATCGCAGGCTTCTGGAACCCGCCCTACACCGCCGACGCACCGAAGGACGAAGTGGAGGTTCTCGTGGCCAAGATGCCGCTGCTCAAGGTCGGCGCCAAGGGAACCGCGGTGAAGCGCGCCTTCTACCTGCTGATGTCTCATGGCTACGGCATCGACCCGGGCGTCTACGACGACATGACGTACACGCGGGCTATGGGGGAGAAGGTTGCAGCCTTCCAGAAGGCGAAGAAGCTCACCGCGGACAAAGAAATTGGCCCACTGACTTGGGCCGCTCTGATCAGCGCGTCCTGATCGATGAGGCCAACTGATCACGACTGAGATCCGGTGCTCGTGTGCCACTTCTCAGTCACCTGAGGCGCACCCGCAGAGGTGCGCCTTCGTATGTCACCTCCTTGAGGAGCACTTTCAAATGCGCATCACCAAGAGCTTCTACGCGCGGTGATGGACAGTCAGCGTGCCGCGGCGTTGAACGCCGCTGTCGCCGTGCATGCCGCGTTCGGTCTCAGGCTGCATCGCGGCGTCGACCGTGACATCACCGCCCGGCAGGCCGAGCTGGCGATCCGCCGCACTGCGGACGTGTTCGCTGCTTGGCTGGCCGGCACTTCCCGGATCCGGCTGGTGCCGGGCCCGGTCGTCAACGAGTGGACAGGTGAGCCTGTCGATCACATTCAGGGAGCAATCATGCAGATGAACACCGGCCAGAAGTGCAGCATCGTCTGCGACACCGAGGACGCCGCCGGCTACGACACCGTCGAGACGATCGAGTGGTCGCTGGACAACCCGGACGTCGCCACGCTGCAGGTGTCTGAGGACACCCGCACCTGCACGGTCGTGTCCGGCGCTCCGGGGTCGGCGGTCCTGACCGCGTCCATCCCGGCTCTCGGCCTGTCGGCGACGCTGGCCGTCGATGTGGTGCCCGCGGGTACGGCCACGATCGAGCTGGTGCCTGGCGAGGTCGTGAGCGAGTAGTGGACGGCTTCAAGATCCTGGGCCGTGACCCGGCCGCGATCCTGTACGGCCTGCAGTCGCTGCTCGCGGTCGTGGTCGCCTTCGGTGTGATCACGGGCAGCGCGGCCGACTACACGATGACGGTCGCGAACGGCGTGATGGCGCTGACCGTGGCATTGACCACGAGGCCGTTCGTCGTCGCCGCGATCACCGGCGCCGCGCAGACGATTCTCACGGGCATCGTGGCGTTCGGGATCGACGGCCTGACGTTCACCACTGAGCAGCAGGGCGTCATCATCGCCGCCCTGTCGGCGCTGCTGGGCCTCATGCTTCGGCCGAACCAGGAGCCGAAGGAGACGGCGGTCACCCGGGCATGAGCGTGGTGTCTGTCCGCCTCTCAGACGAGCTGGCGGACCATCTGCGCCTCGCGGCGATGCCGGCCTCGGGCGGCTTCTGGTCGCCGTCCAGCGGAGCGCTGCACCTGACGTGCGCGGGCTGCGGGTCGCCTTTGCCCGTGAAACTCACGGTCACGAACTGACCTGCCGCCCGTCTTGCGGAGTGGCTTGACGATCAAGTGCTGGTGATGGAGGTCTAATGCGTCCCGCACCCGACTTCTTCGAGGATGACGAGGACCCGCGCCGCGTCCTGGCGGTGTTCGAGTCTGGCCAGCAGCGGGTCACCACACAGCCGCCGATCTCCAGGCACGTCGCTGAGCTGCTGGGCATCCCGCTTGATGATCCGGATGTGGCGCGGGAGGTGTGATGGCTCCGATGCTCGGCCGCCAGGCGTGGGGGCGTGTGGTCTGCTCGCGCGGTGACGGGCCGCGAAGCGTGAAGGTGGAGCGGGCCAGGGAGAAGCGGGATTTCGCCCGCGAGCTGCTGCCTGGGCGCTTCCGGGACTCTATGCGGTTCGAGGACGGCGACTGCCTCCACGGCTGCAACGGCGGATGCGTGTACGGCGGCAGCGACGTGTGCACGTTCGTCTGCCACGAACTGGAGCCTCACGTCGAGGCGGTGTTCGACCGGCTGGACCGGCGGGCGATGGAGATCCTCAACGAGGAGATCATCCAGTTCGCCGAGTGGTCGCTGCCGTTGGCGGTCGAGGCCGCCGAGCTGATGGGCGTCGTCTGGGACGACGACTAGGTTCGATCATGCCGTGATGTCGCGTTGAACTCGACATCGCGATAGGTCTGAGGCGTATCGTCGTAGAGCGCCGTCGCCTCGAAACGTGGACGCCCCCGCCGTGAAGCGGAAGGCCCCGCTCGTCTCCTTCGGGAGGCGGGCGGGGCTTCTTGGCGTTGTGCGGGGGTTGGTGTCCGGCCGCCGGGCCTGCGCGCCGCGGCGGCCGGACTGGTCCCTCGCCTCCCGAGGGGCATCCCCACCCCTTGTGGTTTAGGGACGTTCCAAACACGGGATAGGTTCACACCAACTTGTCCGCTTCCGGACACGTCGGAACCCCGGGACTTCTTCGCCTCGTGAGCCCCGCTTTCGCTGGTTACGCGTTCCCTGGGCCGCTTGCGAACTGCAGGATCTCGGCGGGATCCCACAGCGGCGTCCGGGCCACATGGCGGGCAGGGCGGGGAGCTTGACCACGAGCCACGTAGGCGCGCCAGGTGGATGACGCTATCGGCCGGCCCCGCTCCCGCAAGAAGGCGAGAACCTGCTCCATGGTCATCCCTGTCTCGGCTCCGGAGTCGATGCGCTCACGCGGCGTGGGCCCGAGGACATGCCAGCCGGGCGGGATCTTCGCGGCCTGCTCTTCCAGCCAGTCGTGCGGGTCCTTGCCGGAGGTGGCCGGATAGCGGCTCCAGCCCCTCCATGGGCGGCGTTCGGGCTGCCCGGCCTGCTCGGAGGTGTACCAGTGCTCCCAGTCGGCGAGGCGCTCTCTGATCGGCGTATCGGACTCGACCCAAATTTCGGCGGCGACGGCCAGCGGAGCGGCTGCGATGGCCTCAGCCAGGGTACGAGCGCGAGGCGACAGGCGATCCAGGTCGACCTCGTCGTAGCCCGGTCGGACGCGGGCAACTTTCTCCCCGTGGCCATTTCCGGTGGTGATGAGTTCGCCGTCGCTGTCGAGGTGAGGGGTGCTCTCGCGTAGCTGGATCTTCACGGTGGCCATGTGGCTGGCTCCTTACCTGCAGTCGCAGGTGCGCTCGTCCAGGCCGCAGTAGTGGCACTCTCCGGCCGGGGCGGGGGACGGGATCGCGTCGGCGAGCTGGCCCATGATGCCGGGGCTGCGCAGTGTGAGGTCCGCGTACAGGCCGCTGTTTTCGAGGGCCTCAGCAGCTGCGTCCCGCTCGGCGAGCCGCCGCAGCATGTCGAGGCCATGATTGATGGCCTCTTGCGCGGTCTGGCCGTCGCCGATGGTGCCGATGTGGTGCCCGTTCCGGTATTCGCTGGCGCGCCAGCAGGCGGGGCCGAGCTGGTCGCTGTAGGTGGCGATGACCGTGGTGGTGTCGTCGACGCGGTGCTCAACTGGGGCGTGGCTCATGCGGCGCTCCTTGCCTAGGGTGACGCGGTAGGCGAGTGAGGCGGCTTCGATGATCCACCGGCCGGCGGCCTTGGCTGCGGCGACGACGCCGGTCCGGCACCAGTGGCGGATGGTGGCGACGGTGACTCCGGCGGTCTGGGCGGCAGCGGTGGTGTTCATCGGGGCGCCTTTCTGATTGGATATCCAGACCATACAGCGTCACGCTGTACAGCATCAAGCTGTACGAGTCCGATGTCCTCATCCGGACACACCAGAGCCTTCGCCTCCCGAGGCTGGCCATACCAGCAGGAGCGCTTCCTGCGCGAGACCGAGTCGAGCAGGCCGAAGGAGAAGTCCGCCGCGGCGGAGCCCAGCACCCCGCGGGGAAGGGGATTCTTCTACGCGGTAGGAAAGATCTCTCGCGTCATCGTTGACGGCGGCGGCCTACGCTGTCGATGGGCCTCCTGCCTGCTGATACCACCGAGTCCGCCGGCAGGAGGCCCAGCCATCCCTAGGAGGGGTGGCGCGGGTCGAAGGTCACCCACAGGATCCACAGCACCAGCTTGGCCACAGCCACGATGGTGCGGATCCACTGGTGCTTCTTCGGCCCGTCGTCGCGGTTGTCGTCCGACACGTTCGTCTCCTGTCTCACCGGACCGTCCGGTGCGCAGTCCTGACGGACCGGGGCGCGAGGCGCCGACGCTGCCGCCCGCTCACGATGGTCCACACCGCGAAGGTGCGCAACGCCTCGTCCTGGGCGGGAGCGGATCTTTCTACCGCGGTGGCGGAGAACCCTCCGTAGGGGGATGATCCTTACTCGCGAAGACGCGCAAAGGCCCCGCCCTCCCAGAGGGCGGGGCCCGGGAACCTCAAGCGCTGCGCCACCTCGCCTGCGCCCCGCCCTTCGATGTGCACCGCATCAGCGTGCCCGCGTTCGTCCGCCCCAGAGCGCCCTGTGGCGAGCAGAAGGCCCCCGGGTGCACACCTGACTGGATGGACGGCCGGGGCTTGCGCGTCCGGGTGGGCTTCGGTGTCGGCCTGGGAGTCCGGATCTTCACCTTGGGCTTCTTCGGCCGCGGCGTGGTGGGCGACACCGTCGGTGTCGGGCTGGGAGACGACGTCGTCTCGCCGGCCAGAGCAGGTGTCGGCGTGGCGGACTCTGCGGCCAGAACCGCGCTCTCCGTGGAAGTGGGGAGCGACGCCGGCGTGGAGCTGGTGGCGGCCGAGCAGCCCGTCACAAGAGCGAGCGCGAGTACGGCAAGGGGGAGAGAGCGCATCGTTGCACCCTTCGGGGATTGGTGTGGGTGGCGACCCGAAGAGTGAGACGACCGAGAGTCACGCAAGGTTGTCTCAGAGTGGCGTTCTGTTGGTATCCCAGTGGGCGCCCTCGGCCTCGCGACGCCGTGGGCGCCTTCGGGAGGGCAGCTAAGCGCGGCGGGCTCGAAGTGAGCTGATGCTCACCACGTTGGTGATGCGGCGGCTTGGTAGCTCGCTCCCGGTCGCGTGCCGGCTGAGAACGTCCTCGGCGAACGCGGGCGTCCAGTTGGCCGATCTCGCCAGCCCCTGGGCCGGGTGCGGGCCGTACAGGGTTTCTGCCATGGCGCGGAAGCCGCGCGGCTTGATGGGTGCGATGGCCGCTCGTTCTCGAAGTCGTTCGCCGCGGGCCGCCATCTGCTTGAACAGGCTGGTGTAGCGCTGCTCGTCGATGCGCTCCAGGCGGCGAGCGGTGCGGATGAGTGCGGCGATGGACACGCCCCAGCGTCTCTTCAGAAGGGCGAAGTCCTGAATCGTCGGGTGTGCGGGCATCTCTCGCCGCATCGCATCAAGCGGGGTCAGGAAGTGCATGGCGAACTCGTCTGCCTCCTGCTCCAGCGTTTTGCTGGCGCCGGCTCCGCGGTGCAGGAGGCCGTGGCCGAGTTCGTGGGCGGTGGACCACAGTTGCCGGTCGCCGGCGTCGACGTCGAGGAGGGCAAGGACCAGCCGATCCTGCAGCCAGAGTGAGAACGCATCGCGGCGGGTGTTGGGCAGCGGGAGGGCGACGACGAGAACTCCCGCGTGCTCGAGCAGGACTGGCAGGCCGATGGCCGGCTCGTGCGGGCTGAGCCCCAACGCGTCCCTGGCGCCCTTCGCGGCTATCTCGGGGTCCGTGCCGAGTGGCATCGAGGCGAGGGTGAGGGCGGGGCCTTCGAGATGGTCGAGCATGGTCACGGCTGCTTCGGCGACGATCTCGCCGCCCCGCTTGGCCTGGTTCGACTCCTTGACGCTCATGCCGGCCCGCGCCCGGAAGTGAGTCGGCAGGCCCTCGAAGGTGACCCGTGGCGCCTGCTGGAAGAAGTCGACGGGGAATCCGGTCGTGGTCGCGAACTGGGTCAGGACGGAGAAGGGCAGTTCGGTGAGGTCTCGTTCGGCGTTCGACAGGGTGCCCTGGCTGATGCCGATCTCGTCGGCCAGGGCTCTCTGGGTGAGCAGGCAGAACTCGCGCGCTTGCGTCAGCCGAGTTCCGTAGATCACTGTGACTCTTCCTCCCCGAGTGCCGTCTGGGTGTCCCGGCGACGGTACTGCAGATCTTCGACCTGGGTGTAACGGCCCAGCAGAGGCGTTCGCCAATCCACTGTGACCTGGCCACCATGGACGCCGACCGGCCTGACCAAGTCGAATCTCACGATGGTGGAGCCTTCGGCTGTCCAGTGGATGATGACGTGGTTCTTCTTGACCTGCCGCGCTTTGATCTCTTCGAAGTCGAGGGAGAGTTCGTCGTCACCGACGACGGGGATCTGGCGTTCGGGGATCTGGTGGACGAAGTTGAGCTTCGCTCGTGTGGTCGGTTTCGGGATCTTGATGTCCTGCGTGTGCCACGTGCGGACGATGTCGTGTTCGAGGTGGAAGATGAGACCGCTCATCGGGAGCCCGAGATCATCGTCGTCGTCGAGTTCCGGGTTGAGCTGCTTGAGCTCTTCCATTGCTTCACGACGGGTCATGTGACGGTAGAAGTGGATGTCGCCCTTGGGCTTCCAGCCGCGTTCGTCGTGGATGTGGTCGGCGGTCTGGATGCCCCTTTCCAGGGCGCGGAAGATCTCCTGGCAGGCGGTCTCTAAACGGGCGAGCGTCCCCTCCGGGGAGTCCTCTCGGATCATGTGATTAATCATATTCTGGCAAAATACACACCCGCCAGCTGAACACGCCGATACCGGGAGACGCGCTTCCGTCGGCCTAGTCGTATGATCCTGCCGAACGGCGCTCAAATTGGGGGAGATCATGGCTGACCTGGACATACCCGCCGACGTGCTCGAGCTCAAACGGCAGTACTACGCCGCAGACGCACGCTGCTATGAGATCGCCGCCGGCCTGCCGTCCAGTGTGGACGTGGTCAATCTGGAGGCCGAGCCGGACCCTGAGCGCCAGGCGGATCTCGTTGAGGCGCGCTCCGACCGGCTGCGGCTCGTCGAGGAGATCAACCGGCACCCGTGGCTGGCCGGCGGAGAGAACCGGCATGCGCGGTGGATGGCCCTCAGCAAGGCGGCTCGAGAGAGTGTGGCGGCGCCGGCGGAGTGAGGCGTACCGTTACTGAGCCTGGCAAACGAGAGCCCGCCCCCGCTTTCGGGGACGGGCGCTCAGCTATCTCGGGTCAGCAGGTGGCCAGCATGTCGGCCAACTCGTCGATCTCGGCCTGCTGAGCGCTCAAGCCCCAGTCGTACTTGATGTCGGTCCAGGACTTCGCGTAGTCACACCAGAAAGAGGCGAGCGGTGGTTTCCAGGTGGTGGGGTCTTGGTCGCCTTTGGCTTGGTTGACGTTGTCGGTGACGGCCCAGAGCTGTGTGTCCGACAGGCTGTTGGCGAAGGCGCGGCGCTTGGTCGTGGTCCAGGCCCAGGCTCCGGAGCGCCAGCTTTCTGACAGGGCCACCATGTGGTCAATGTCAAGATCACTGGCGGCGGTCCAGGTGGCGCCATCGTACGGCGAGTACCAAGAGCCGGATACGGCTGCGCATGAGGTGTTGACGACGACGTTGTCGCCGTCCCGCTTAAGGACGGTTTCCCTGGTGTTGCATTGGCCCGAGATCGTGATCCAGTGAGGAAAGAGATCGCGATCATAGGTGTCTTCGTGGCTCTCCGGGGCGACTGCGATGAGCGCCAGCTCCTGCAGAGCCTGGGCTGTGGTCGGCATGCCCGGTGGGATAGCCACGGCGGGGCCAGCGAAGAGCGGGATGAGGAGGAGAGGTGTCAGGAGGAGGGTGAGCAGGGCGGCGAAGGGGGACTGCCGCATGGCGGGAGCCTTCCTGGCCCCGAGCATGGCCAGGTTTGTCCTGGTCAGGGGAGATGTCGGGGAGCCAGGATCAACGTCTCAACACGACAGTGGGGAGGCTAGGGACGACACGCGCCAACAAGCCGAGCAAGATTTCGTGGTCGGCGACCGTAACGTCTGGCGCCGGCGGCTGGGAGTGTGGGTATAGGCCGCATCTAGGGTGACGCCGCCCCAGCGTGGGGGACTGGGGCGACGCCCTCACGGAGGAGAACCCCGGGCGCCGCACGCCCCGACGTCTCCACCTGTTAGATGCGCGAGACCCGAATGAGGTTCACAGGTCATGAGCGACGCGCCTCTTTGCTCACACCGGCGCAGGACGTACCGTCAGGCCATGGACGACCAGCAGACCGCCCGCAACCTGGCGCTCGCACGACTCCAGCAGGCCGCGAGCAACCTCAGCAGCTTCGACACCAAGACCCTGCTCGACGGGGTGAGGCGGCTGCGGGCGTTCGCCGCGGAGATCGAAGACGACCTGATGAGGCTGCGCCCCACTGACATCCCGCCCTTCAGCTCCCCGCGGTGAGCCGCTACCTGGTCGGCCCCGGAGGGCTGCGTGTCGAGCCCGTTGAGCTCGGCGACCCGGACTCGAACCTGCTGCTGGCACGCATGTGGGACGCCGGCGCCCAGCCAGGAGAGGTCTGGTACCGCGTCACCAGGAACGGCATGGCGCTCGGAGTACCCGGCATCTACCCAATGGACGTGCTCCAGGAGTTGCTCGACCTGACCGAACTGCGGGAGCCGGACGAGAGCGTCGGTGAGGAGACGGCGTAGGCGGTGGCCTACTTGGCCGGGGGTGGTGTCACGGTGTACCCCTCGCTCTCCAGGTACCTGATCGTCGTTTCCATGTCCCGCCGGATGGCTGCTCTGAGCTGTCGCTGATGGAACTTCTTCCGGCCCGGCTCGATGACGTCCCGCCAGCCCGGTTTCGGATGGACGATCTTCTCGGCGATGACGAACTCGATGACATCCTCCAGGCACCAGCGGAAACGACGGTGACCGGCCGGGAAGTGGAGCCGGTCGAGTCCCCGCTCAAGCAGCCGGCCGCCCCATTTCCGCAGGACAGGTGAGTCGCCGTACACCTGGATGTGAGCCTCTGGGTAGCCGTCCGCTTTGTCGCGCTCGTAGTCGAAGTGGCAGAGGCGATCTACGCCCTCCGCGTCAGCGTAGATAGCGACGAACGCGGACAGGACGGTGAAGTACTCGCCTTCGGGGTCGAAGCAGAAACGGAAGGAGAGGTCCATCCAGGCGCGTGTCTGGCTGTCGGGCATGGTTCGGAGTGGGAAGGCTTCGGTCAGCAGGTTGGCCTTGCTGATGCCGCGCGCCACGATGACGACACCATGCTGCTTCGGATGGACGACCGCCGAGATCTTCAGGTAGTCGCAGATCGTGCTGTTGAGGGCCTGCTGGACGTACTCCCCGAACTTGCGAGCCTCTTGCAGGATTTTCGCGACGTCAGTATTCGCGGATGAGGAGCCAGAGCTTGCGGTGCCTGAGTGACGTGAACCGCCGATCCTTAGCTTGTCGAGCCAGTTCGTCATAGGTGACCCCGAGCTCGTCCAAGGCGTGCTGCTTCGCTGCCTCGTACTCGTCCGCTGTCAACTCGATCACTTCGACGCTCTCGGGTTGTTCGGGTCTCCGCTGAACCATTGTCATCCCGACCTCCTCTTAGACCCCCGACCAGGCGTTCGAATCGGTCTTTCGGTATCAACATAACCTCTGGCTAAGACAGAAAACTCGGTTCCGAACAGGTATTACTCCCTCACTCCCGGTTGTTTCCCCTGACTGCTGGTCACGCATGGGAGGGAGGACGCTACCGTACGTCAGAACTCGCGCGCTGTCCTTGATAACGATTCAGGTGACCGATGTGTCCCGATCTGGACATGATCGCCATCTGCGCTGTACCGACAGGGTCGTGCACGACCACCAACTCGACATAATCCCGGTTATCGCGCAAGCCCACCCGGGGCAGTGCGAGGCACTCTGCCATACGGCAGGGGCCGGTTGTTAGCCGATCTCGATCCAGAGGGCGATGCCGGCGACCATGGCACCCAGCATCAAGATCCACAGCAGGATGGAGACCAGATAGCGCCGCTTGCGCCAGGAATCGACCCCTACGAGGCCCGCGATGACGCCTACGACGGCTATGCCGATAACCCCTGCCATGGCCTGCGTCCTCTCGTGGAGCTGCGCGTCACTCGGAGATCGGCAGCGCGGACGGGCTGTTACAGCATTCGAGGAGCGCTCCAGAAACGGCTGAGAATGTGTGGAATCCCAGCCGTCCTGGGCGGGGCCGCCGGGGATCTACCCGGTGGTCGTGCCGTGTAGCTGCTCCGTGGACGGCGGCATGTGGATCACCTCCGGTCACCCTGTTAGATAGTTCAAGTGTCTATCGCAAGGCTGGCAGAAGATCCGCAACCCGGGACGCCCTACTTGGACTCTCGCCGGGGCCAGCGCAAGAAACCGCCCGGAGCCTTGACCCAGAACTCTTCCGGGTTGCGGTGGATGCGGTGGCCGGTGTTGTCCCGGTCGCAGTCGCTCTGCTTGCCGTCCGTGTCGGCGACCACGGCCTCGCACGTCTCACTGGGTGGCCGTGACCTGTTGCTTTCGTTCACCATGGGTGCGATCCCTCCTGTGGGGTTGAGGGGCCCGGGCGCGGCTGTGCCTGCCAGGGTTTGAGCCGCGTCCTGGGCCCCGCCGGTCTCAGTGGCTGTTCTTCTTGCGGGCTGCTGCCTCCTTCGCCTTCTGCGCCTTGCGCATCGAGGCCGGGACGCCGAGCTCGGCCATGCCGACACGGCAAGCGTGAGTGAGCGGGTTGTTGTGCTGCCTTCTGCAGTGCTTGCAGGTGAACAAGGTGACTCTGACGCTGAGGTTCATTGCAGCTTCCTTCTGATCGCAGTTGATGATTGTCGGTAGCGGTGCCGAGGGCCCGCCGTGCCGGGGAAGTGTCGGGCGGGTCCTCGGCGCTCTCAGCGGGCCCAACACCCTCCGGCGTGCTTGTTGGCTTCGGTGTCGTAACCCCAGCCCTTGTCGCCGCAGGCTTGGCACACCCACCTGCCGCCGCTGTCGTCGTTGTGCCACTTCCAGACGACGGTGCCGCCACCTGCCGTGGTGAAGGTGATCTCGTTTTTCATCAGGGTTCTCCTCGTGGTGTCTGGGTGCCGGCTAGTGGTCTTCGTCGCGGCCCGAGCATCCGTGTGCGCCGTGCCCATAGAAGCCTCTGTGGCAGGGACACCAAGACGCAGTGCAGGCGCACCCAGGAGCGGCGGTAGAACCGTGGCCGCAGTCGCCGCAGTTGCCTTTGGTGGACTGGCCCTTGATGTAGTCGGTGACGACTCGCTTGAGGCCCATGGTCACCTCACGATGTTGGTTGCGAACACGGCGTTCACCGCAGCGGCGGCCTGGGCGGGACGGGTGAACAGGTAGAAGATCACGAACGCTACGGCGGCGTAGGCGATCAGCTTCTTGGTGCGCATGGGTCAGCTCAGGTCCGGCTCTTTGCTGCGGCCGTGGCCGTTGAGGACTCGGCCGCAACCGGGGCAGGAGTGGTTGGCGGTCACGTGCGGGATGGTGCTGACCGTGCCGCAGCCGCCGCAGGTGACGGGACCGTCACCGTGGTAGGTGTCGCCCTTGCTCTGGAACTTCATTCGGTTCTCCCTTGTGAGTGGAGCGGTTGCTCCGGACACCTCGCCCGGCAGGCCGGGAGAGCATCCGCAACCACCGCGCCGAATGCGTCAGGGAGGGAGGCGAGCGAGGCGACGAGACCAGCACATTCGGGGGGTCTCAGCGCCCCTCCTGAAGGGCGCCTCCCTGCCTCCCCGGCAGGGAGTTACGCAGGTCAGGGCCGTATTCTCGGGGAGGGAGGCGGAAAGGGAGTTCTCCCTGCCTCCCTGCCCTCCTCCCTGATCGCTTCGGCTGTCATTCGTCGTCTTAGGCATCCGATTCCTCCCGGTTTGCGAGCGCGCTGATGACGCGATCACGGCCGACGACCATGCGGCCATCCGACTTGTAGGGGGCCGCGCCGGCGTCCTCCAGGACCCTGGTCAGATCGGCGAAGGCCCACGTGCGGTAGCGGCCCGGGTCACGCTCGGCGAGCCGGTAAAGGACCTCCTGTGTCAGCACCCGGGGTTCATTTCGCAGCACGGCGGCGATGTCGGCGAGCGGATCGCGTCTGTCCTCGACGGGCATGTCGTCGAGGGTGGCCGTCCCAGCGCGGCGCGCCCTAGCGCGGTCGGCGACCTCGGCCGCCTCCTCCTTTGCCACGTAGTGCGTGCGGATCGTGATGGACGTCTGTCCGACAGGGAGCTTCATGCCACCGCCGTTGGTGACGACCGTTCCCCTGTCGAGGTCCTGTCGTAGCAGGTGAGGGGCAGCGCCCGCGTTCACGGCGTTCTCGCCAAGCGCCATGCGGGACTGGGACTCGGTGCCGACGACCAGGGAGGCGCGAATGTGGGCACCTTCGCGGACCAGGACGGGAAGGTTCTGGTCAGTGGGGTTCTGGGTACCCTGCCAGAGCAGGACGTCCACAGCCCGCCCCTGGTTGTGGATCTTCCGGGTGGCGATGAAGTACCGGCTGTTGGACTTGGTACCGCCGTAGGGGACGCCGTCCTCGTCCTTGGCCGGGCACATGAACGCCTGCTGCGCCTCGTCCACGATGAGGACGACCGGATCGAATCGCGTGCCAGGAGGCGCTTGGAGGCGGCGCTCCATCTCGTCCACGCCCCACTCGACCATCGCGGTGGCTGCGGCGACGTGCTCGTCTGTGGGGCCTTGGATGAGGACTTCGGCGATGCCCTTGAACATGGCCCAGTCGCCGATGCCCTTGAGGTCGGCGATCCGGAACCGCACGTTGGTGAACGCCAGCCACAGCGCCAATGCCCGCAGCGCCGCGGTCTTGCCCTGGTTCGACAGGCCGGTGATGAGCAGGTGCCTCTGGTAGAGGCTGATGGTCGCAGCCTCGCCGCGCAAGTTCTGCCCCCAAGGCGCTTGGCCGTTCTCGTAGTCGGCGTCGATCTCCTTGCTCGTGACCAGCGGAGACGGGCCGATCGGCTCATCGAGTGCGCCGGGGTCGGCGATCCACAGGCGGACGGTGCGCGCCTGCTCGGGGATGGTGATGAACAGCTCGTGAAGGTGCCGGCCGAGGTTTTCCGCGAGCTTGCGCCGACGTTTCTCTATCTCGTCGGTAGAGGTCCCTGACGGCAAGGTGACGTCGACTTCGACGCCGCAGCCAGCGATACGGATGGGGCTGAGCATTGCCGCTCCGGCGTCGCCCATGTCCTTGATGGCCTTGCGCAGCGGGGCGTAACCGATGTCTCGCAACGCGGTGACGACCACCGACGGCGTAATCATGACTGGGGTGCTGTTACGGCCGCCGGCGTCGCCGTCCTTGGCCAGCCAGGTGGGGGGCGTCCCCTTGCGGTGACCTTCCCGCCACGCGGCCACCACAATGCCAGCCGGAATCGCAGGCCACATGTACTTGAGCACGGTCAGGATGAATCCGATGAGGTCGCCTGTCAGTTCCCACACGGTGCTGAAGCTGCCGACACCTGTGGCCCACACCGCGATGGAGAGCGCCAGCAGCAGCATCAGCGCCCCGAGCAGCGAAATCCCCAAGAACTTGGCCACGTTCACAGCCAGGAGCGGCAGATCCATGAGCCGGGAGCGGCGCGCGGCCACAGCCCGTTCCTTGCGGTCCACCCAGGCGGCGAGAGCTTCCTGGTCGCCGATGACTTCAGCGGCGCGGATCTGGCGGCGGTACACGCCGTAGGAGAGCCCGTCCCCGGCCCGCACCCACCAGGAGTGCCAGCCCTGCGCCACCCGCACACCGTGCAGCGCCACCACACGTACGGCCTTCGCCGTCTTGGGCGATGACCGGACGACCGTGATGCCCTCGACGATGACGTCCGGCAGCAGCCTGGCCCGCGGCTCAGCAGCGTCCACCAGCTCGGCGTCGTAGACGACGGTGTCAAGCTCAGCGCCAGTGTCCTCGGCAGGTAGCGGCAGGTCGGGGGCATCGTCGGCGTTGCGGGGGACGAGGCGCAGGTCGGGGCGGGCTTTCTCGGTCAAGGCGCGAACTCCCTCCATGGAGAGGCCCGGTAGACGCGAATGGCTCGGCCGTCCATGGCGGTGGCGTTGGCGAGCCGTACGGAGGCGCAGGCAGTGAGGAAAGCGGCGAGGTAGGCGGCGAAACGCAGCGCGTTCCAGGCGGTGATCAGCGGCGCCACGAGCATGACCGCGGCGATCCAGTACGCCGGCTGCCACCACCGCATGGACCGCAGCCTCGCGCGGTACTGGCGTGGGTCGCGGGCCGAGGCGGGAGGCTCAATGATCGACGCCCGCACGAGAGCGAAGATCACCAACAAGGCGACGGCGATTTCGATGACGGGATTCATGTTGAAGCCTTCTTTCCGGGCCGCAGAGCGCGGCGCGTCCGGCCGTCCATGGCCTCGGACCACTCGCGCGCCTTTCGAGCTCCGTACTGGGGCGTGCACTTGCCGACGTTGGCCAGCTCGGTGCCGGTGGGAAGACGCCGCTCTTCCTGGACGATCTTCTGCCAGTAGGCCCACATCGCCTCGGTGGCGCGGGTTTCATCCTCGGTTTCATCGCCGGTTTCATCCGAGGGCGGTGGAGGCTCTTCGCGGAGCCGGTCGATCAGGTCGTCGATCTCCGCTTCTGAAACCTCGACATCAACCGAGCGGACGGTTTCATCCGCAGTTTCAAACCGGGGTGTCGGACGACCTTCAAGCCGGGCGATGTAGGCGGCCATCGACTTGATCGCCGCCGACGTTTCGGGGTCGCGCTGGGTGTTGATGGCGGCGGTCCACTCGTTCATCGCTTCGGCGAGCTGGGCGGCTTCGCGGTGCTTGGCGGCGCCGGTGACGGCCGGGTGGTCGAGGTGCGCCCACGTGGGGGTGTCCGGGAGGGTGGTGAGGCTGGCTCCGCCGAACAGGGTGGTGACCTGGTCGAGGAGCGCCCACTGCATGCGCTCGTCCTGAGCGAGACCAGTGTGGGCGACGGCCTGGTCGAGGCGCCGGTCGAGTCTTGCCATGGCGGCCCGGACCTTCCGCTCGGAGGCTCCGCGCTCGCGCAGCGCCTTGGCCCGCTTGGCGGCCAGCGCCACGCGGGTGAGGCGGCGGTGGGCGTCGACGTCTGCTGCGCTGCGGTCGCGCGCCTCCGCGATCCCGAGCCGGACCAGCACCCGCTCAGGCGTCAGACGCCAGTGGATGCCCGAGGTTCCGCGCAGCCGGCGGCGCTCCAGCCGCATCCCGCGCTCCCACAGCCAGGCAGAGACCAGGGGAGAGGAAAGCCGGAAGACCACCTCGGGGAAGGACTCGGAGTGCATCGCGGACAAGAACGCGGTCAGGACGGCCAGGACCCAGACGGCGATCCCGTCGATGCCGGCGGAGAAGTTCTCTCGCATGGAGCGCTTGGCGCGCACGGCGGAGGTGACGACCGCGACCTCGATGAACGCGAACAGCACGATGCGCAGTGGCCACGGCAGGTGCAGGACGTTCTCGAAGAAGCGCCACATGCCGGTAGCCGAGACGCCGGTCGCGATGGTCGCGGCGACGATCGTCAGGTTGTCCTCGGCGCTGTGGCGCTTGGCGACCTTCAGCAGAAGACGGAGGCCACGGCGTAGCTGCCACCAGGTGACCACGAGGACTGCGAGGCCGATCACCGCTGCGGCGACCCAGGGAACGAACTGGGGTACGCCTGGTAGCTCGATCAGATTGGTGGGGGTCATGCGATCCGTCCATGGTGGCGCCGGTAGTCGTCGAGGCTGACGACGCCCTCGGGGAGTGAGTTCTCGGCGGTTCCGAGTGTGCGTCTGGCTTGGGCGATGAGTTCGTGGACGGCGCGGCCTGTGCTGATGTGGCGGTCTGCCAAGGCTTGGAGCAGTTCGAGGGAGACGTCGACCGTCGGGGTGGGGTATGTCATGATGAGAGCTGTCCCTTCCGGTTTTGGATGGTGTGGGACATGCGGGCGGCCCGGGTCTTGGCGGATGAGGGCCGCCTTCAACATGTCCGGAGTCGTCACGACGTTCTCGTCACGGCGAATAGCGGGTTGACGGTGTGCTGATTGCCACGTAGCCCCTCACGGACGAGCTGGGCCTTGAACAGCAACTCGGGGTCGCCGGGGCGGACCAGCGTCTTGAAGCGCCGCTTCCCGCCGTGGATGCCAGCCTCGTGCAGGTACAGGAACGGCTTGCCCTTGTAGCTGGGCTCGAAGTGCTGAGGCCCGTCCTTGTAACACTGGCGCTTCTGGTCCCACGGGCCTTGGCGGCGCTGGTCGATTAGGTAGCCCTTGCTGTACAGGTGCTCGAAGAAGACACGTTCGCGGACTTCGCTGAAGTACTTCTTGTGGAACTTGGTCAGGGTGATGCCGGGGCCGCCCTCAAACTCGGCGAATTTCCGCTCTACGACTTCGGCGCGTTCCTCGGCCTTGTCGGCGCGGGCGGCCTCCAACTCGGCGCGCTCTTCCGCCTCGATGACCATGTACGCGAGCTCTTTACGGGACGGCTCCCGATGGACGGCTGCGTGGCCGGCCTCTGCCTGGTGGGTCTTGACCGCGAAGTAGGTCTGGGCGGCGGCCACCTCGGGCTTGCGCGGGTCGCAGTTCATTCCCACGAGGTAGGCGGCGTACCGCGTCAACCGGTAGTCCTTGGCGGCACGCCCAACCTGACCTGCATTTTTGCGGGCATCCGCAAAAATGGACTCCACATCGGCACCCACGTTGGCGGCAGCCAGCTTCGCCCGCTCTACGGCATCGTTGAACTGTCGCCACTGTATGTAGCCCATGAGCGGCATGAGGTCGCGGGCAAGCCAGTGCTCGCCAAGTTCGTCTGTTCGCTTGATCGAGTCGAAGGGCGAGTTCAT